AGGTCTCATCTTCTTGTTGTGCTCAAGTAAGTTACCGAGTTCTTGACGAAAGTTTGGAGAAGGCTTTAAAGATCTATGATCAACTTGTAACTATGACTCCAGTACATGCTAGTCCTTTTGAGCATCAGGCAACACCTATGTACCAGAAGTGTGTTGACGAAGCGTGTGACGCAGACTTTGAGTGCTGGCAAGATGGGGTTACCCATATGGATAGGAAGGGTAACTTCTGGTCAGGTAACTTCCAAGGTTGGATTCAACATCGCCAGCTAATTGATGGTCATGTAGTAGAAGGTTAAACCTAAATTAAAAGAGGAGAGAATATGAGAGTAGTTGTATACACTGCTGATTGGTGTGGACCCTGCAAGAAAGTAAAAGGACTTTTCACTAGAGCTGGGTTTAAACCTACATATGTAGACGTGGATGAAGAACCAAACGAAGCAGCTAAGATGGGAGTAAGGGGTATCCCAGTAACGATAGTTTATGATGGCGAAAGAGAGGTTCAGCGTTTTGTAGGTGCTATCTCTACTTTGGTAGATAAGCTTAAGGGACTAGGGGTTGAAATTTAATGCAAGAGTTAACAAAGAGTGAAGAGGTAAAACGAGTGGTAGAAGTTAAAGAATATGGACCGAAGTTAAGAATCAGTAAAGAAATTCACGCAATGAAGTATCGAACAGAAGGAGAATCTTTTAAGGAAGGTGTCTCTAGGTTTGCAAGTGCGTTAAAAGATGATGAGGTGCATTATTACAAGATTCGTGACATTCTGTTAGAACAAGCATTCATGGGTGGAGGTAGAACTCAGGCAGCTATTGGAGCACCACGACAGGTAACACCTTTCAATTGTTTCGTTAGTGAGGATATTGAAGATTCTATGGACTCCATTATGGATAGGGCTAAAGACTCTGCACAAACTATGCGAGTTGGTGGTGGGATCGGTTATTGCTTCTCAGCCTTAAGACCAAAAGATGACAGAATCGTATCACTAGATTCCAAGTCCAGTGGTCCTATTAGCTTTATGAATATCTTTAATGCTGTTTGCCACACTATTTCTAGTGCTGGTCACAGACGTGGTGCTCAGATGGGAGTGTTGCGAATTGATCATCCAGACATTGAAGAGTTTATTCACGCTAAGCAGAATGAAACAAACCTTAAAGCGTTTAACTTGTCTATTGCCATTACCGATGAGTTTATGGAGAAGGTAATTCGAGTTACTGATTCTGGTAAGGATGAATTGTTCAATCTAACTTTTGAAGGAAGAGTTTACAAGCAGGTTAGTGTTAGAAACTTGTGGGAAGAAGTGATGCGTTCTACTTGGGATTGGGCTGAACCCGGAGTACTGTTCATTGACCGTATGAACCAATTAAACAACTTACAGTACTGTGAGGTCATTAAGGCTACAAACCCGTGTGGTTGACTCAACCTGTTGAGCCTCACGTTAAAAACTCCGTGAATTCAGGGGAAGTCCAGAACGGACAATCCTGAGCCTAGCTTAACCTGCGAAGGTTTTGAAGGTGCAACGACTAGGATATACCAGCTCTATGAGTTGATGAAATCCGTAGGGATCAAGTGGTCTCGAAGCGCGGAGAACTTCGTAAGAAGTTATGATATAGTCTGGACTGCATAGGAATATGTAGAAGTGCAAAGTACATTTCATAGGGAAAATTTATGAGACAATGTACTGACTGTAAACTTCATCTACCTAGTAAAGATTTTGCTTGGAGAGGTGGAGCGAGAAAAGGATTGCAAGCAACATGTAAACCTTGTTCTCTAGAACGATTAAGAAAACACAGAGCCTACACAAGAAAATTAGTAGGTAGATGGAAAATGTGGAAAGGTTGTAATGCTTGTGGGTTTAAAGCTAGGCATTCGTGTCAATTAGATTTAGATCACAGGGATACCTCAACCAAATCAAGTAAAGCTAATGGTAGGGCTTTTGAACCTTCTTGGAGTCTGAAAAGAATCAAAGAGGAGCTTTCAAAGTGTGATGTTCTTTGTAAGAATTGTCATGCTTTAAAAACCTACATAAATAAAGATTATTTGAAAACTTAAACGTACTTTGCACTGGCAATGAGTAACGACCATTGTTGAACATAACGGAACAGCCCTTGCCCGCTGGTGGTGCTTGTTTGTTAGGCAGCTGGAACTTGGTCAAGTATATCTTCACTGATTCTGATGGAAACCGTTTCTTCGGTATGGAGCAGTTTAAGGCAGACATCCCTCATATTGTAAGGGCTATGGATAACATTCATGATATGGCTATTTTCCCCCTACCAATTCAAGCGGAAGAAAGCCGTTTAAAGCGTAGAATGGGTTTAGGCTTGACAGGTGTTGCTAACGCTGGGGAATCCTTAGGGTTTACCTACGGTTCTCCTGAGTTCCTTGAATGGTATGAAGAGGTGTTGCAAATCTATACCAATGAGACGTATAGTGCTTCCTCCGACCTAGCATTGGAAAAGGGTTCTTTCCCTCTCTTTGATGCTGATAAGTATTGTGAGAGTGTTTTTATTAAGACTCTTCCTACTTGGTTGCAAGAGAAGATTAGAACTCAAGGTATTCGTAATAGCCACTTGCTAAGTATGGCACCAACTGGTACAATCAGTCTAACAGCTGATAACATTAGTGGTGGAATTGAGCCAGTGTTTAGTCATTACTATGATCGAACAATCAAAACCTATGAAGGGGAGAAAGTTGAACGGGTAACTGACTACGCTTATGGTACTTGGGGAGTTAAAGGTAAGACTGCTAATGAGTGTACTGCTAAAGAACACCTTGATGTACTTGCTCTTTCTACCCATTACGTAGACTCAGCAGTCTCTAAGACTATCAACGTATCACCAGATATGCCTTGGGATGAATTTAAAAGTATCTACATCGATGCATTTAAACTTGGTTGTAAAGGATGTACCACCTTTAACCTTGGTGGTAAACGTTTTGGAATCATGAATGAAGTTAAGGAAGACGAACCGGAAGAAGCTAAGGCTTGTTACATTGATTTGCAGACTGGTCAAAAAGAATGTAGTTAAGCGTTGACAAGGGGACTGTACTTCGGTATAGTCCCTTTAACTTTTTAGACAGGAGATTAATTATGTTAGATCCAACAATGTTAGTACCAGCAGCATTCGGTTTTGTGGGTGTGTTGTTATGTGGTGTTATGGACCGTTTGCGTGGTGATAAGAAGACTATCATTAGCCGATTATTTGAGAAGGTCTTCCTAGGGGTATTAGTCGGAGCGTTAGCAGGCTTATCTTGGTGGGGTATAGCAACCTTTGTACCTTTCTTTGCAATCGCTATGTCAATCTCTTGGAGCGTCATGGGCAGCTACCTATCAGGAAGTCAACTTCAATGGGGACGATTAGAATGGTGGCAGGGTAATCCTGAGAAATTGAATGCTAAGATTCCATTCTTAAAAATTAACGAATACAATCCGTGGAGTATGTATTTGATACTAGCTGGCCCTTGGACTTCAGTATTAATTAGGGCAGGTCTGTCTTTCTTAGCTATCATCCCTGTGGCGTTTTGTCCAACAGTGGGTGCAGTTGCAGGAGTAGGTTTAGCAGGAGTAGTGTCAGGTTCTTTCTTACTCTCCCTTTGGGTAGTTAAGAAGTACTTCAAAGCTGATAGTAAGTTTTGGTTACTAGTTAACACGCTTAACTTCGGAGAGCGTCAAGAGGTACGTGCTTGGGGTACTACAGAGATAGTCCGAGGTATGATGATGGGTGCTGGTGCAATCTTGATTTATTTATTCTTAAAAAGTTATTGACACACTCTAGGGGCTATGTAATAATAGCCCCAAGTTAAACAAAGAGGGAGATCAATTATGTTGGAATCAGATTTTGAAGAGGTACAATTCTTACTGAAGTTGAAGAAGAAGTTAACCGCGCAAGCAAAGAAATGCAGAGAGCTTAAAACTGTTTATGACAACCATGTTGATTCTGGTGGTTACGAGAACTTCAACAAAGGTTGTTCAAACTACATCCACACCAATTATGATGGTAGTGGTAGTGGTGTAGATCTATCAGGTTGTTACCTTGGTGAACAAGTAGCATCAGCTGTTGAACAGATTATCTACCTTCAGTTGGAAGACGTAAGCACACGATTAAAAGCTTTGAAAGTTACTGAAGAAGAATAGAATTTGTGTTGTGTACATGAGGCCAGATAAGAAGCACTGGCAGGAAGCTCCTTGCATGAAGCGCAAGTGTGGAGTGGCGAACAAAGGCTAGGGAAGTCACGACTCCTGCACAAACGTGACTGAAATAGGTGTCCACCGGGCTACTCTACCCGGCTGTAAGGGCCTACTCAGTGACCCCCGTGGAGTAAGGGGACGATTGTTGGATATCAGGGTTGATTAGTGTAGGGAGGTAGGTCGATGCCCTTGACACGTGGCCCAGAACTCTGGTATCCTCATTAGACATTGCCCTCATAGCTCAGTGGACTAGAGCATCGGCCTTCTAAGCCGTGTGTCGTAGGTTCGAATCCTACTGGGGGTGCCAAATTAAGCAGGTGTGGCAGAGTTGGTTATGCAGTTGACTGCAAATCTTCATAGATATGGGTTCGAGTCCCGTCACCTGCTCCAAATTAGTTTAACGGAGGATTTATGGAACTGTTAGAAAGAATCAAAGAAGATCGAACAGCAGCACGGAAAGGTACTAGTGCTGTAGATAAAATACGTGCCACACTCCTAACTACGTTAGTTGGTGAAGCTGAGACAGCCCTTAAAGGTAAACAGGCTAAGAAATTTGATATGTTGGCTCTTGTTAAAAAGTTCCAGAGTAATTGTCATGAAACTCTTGCCATTAAATTTGATGAAAAGATTCATATAGAGATTTGTCTTCTTCAAGAATATATTCCAGAACAGTTGACAGAGATAGAACTTTGTGAGAAACTAGTTGAATCGGGTGCAAGCAACATAGGTCAGTTCATGGGATACCTTAATAAGAGTTATAAAGGTTTGTTCGATGGGAAGCTTGCAGCTAAAGTTGCTAAAACTAACTTGTAAGGAGATACTAGATGGAATTCAAAAAGTATAATAGTCTTGAGAACGTTAAACAGAAGTTGGTAACCGTTATTGAAAACCACGGTTATGCCAACGAGCTTTATGTTGTTACTGAGAAGGTCCACGGAGCTAACTTCGGTATCCACTTTGATGTCGATAACAACGACCTTAAGTTTAGTCGCCGGAAAGACTTCCTTGGGGAGACTGAAAACTTTTATGGCTACACAGCTATGCTTACTGAGTTCCGAGAAGCTATGGCTTGGATCAGCTCCACAGTAGAGGTAAAAGAAATCCGAATCTTCGGTGAACTCTTCGGAGGTTCTTTAAACGGACAACAAGGTGATCACGCTAAGTGCGTACAAAGTGAAGTTCAATACAGCCCTAACAACGAGTTCATGGCTTTTGAGCTACATTTGGATGGTATCCCTCAACCTTTCAACGTTATGGCTAGCATCTTAAGGGATGCAGGTTTAAAAGTTGTTCCTGTCTTAGGTATGGCTGACAATATCTATGACGCATTGAAGTTTGTTAATGACGATAACTCTGTTGTACCTCAGATACTAGGTTACGAAAGCCCTGAAGTAAATATTAAGGAGGGTAATGTAATTGTACCAGCTGGTAAGGTTCTTTACTTTGGAAATGGTAAACGTGTTGCTATCAAAGATAAGAACCGTAAGTTCAAAGAAAGCGATAACGAGAAGGTTATCACTAAGCCTGTGGACTTATCTGAGCAGGGTGAGGTAGTGTTGGCAGCTGTTAACGCTAACTTAACAACTAACCGTTTGTCTAATGTCTTGTCAAAAGAATCTGTAGAGGGCTTGACAGGTAAAGACTTCGGGCGTATTATGGGTCTTCTTATGCAAGATGCGCTAGCTGAGTACTCTGATGAGTTCACACTAAGTGCCAAGGAAGTAGCGGGTGAAGAATGGCCTCTGGTGAGTAAAGCACTCATCCGTGAAGCTACAACTTTAACTCGTACTTATTTTATTGAGAATATATTTTAGGAGGTTATTATGGATTTTAGAGGTATTATAGCAAACGCAGTGATCGCAAGTAATGGTCGTTGTCAAGGTACTTTGGTCTCACCTGACAATAATGCGGGAGAGGAAGGTCGCCACACGTTAACACAAGGTGGACCTATTGATACGTCACCTGTAATTACCATCGACGTTATTGAGGGTCAGTTAGTTTTAAAAACTATGAACTCTCAGTATTTGATTGAAGGTTCTGTGCGGTTGTCCAGTACGTTGCGGTTTGAAGGTTACACCACAGAGAGTTACAATGCAGAGCAGGATACCGCCCAGCAAGAAGCTTCTGTAAGTAATTCTGTTGATGGTGGGATTGCTGATTATGAGTAAAATTATTCTTATGAATGGGCCTATCGAATGTGGTAAGAATACAGCGGTAGATCGAATTAAAGAACTTTCTACGCACCCTATTGTAGATCGTCGATGTAAAGATCATTTGTTTACATTAACTCAGCAACTCTTTTGTATGACAGAAGAAGAGTTTTATAGCCACTATGATGATCGGGAAACTAAAGAAACTCCTAAGGAAGAGTTTGCTGTGTCTGCTAGGGCGTATAATGCTTTGGCCCCTATCATTGGTGCGCATACCATTCACCATACACTCCTTGACGGTGAGGTTAACTTATCAGTCCGTGAAGCATTGATCTACACTTCAGAAGTTATCTGTAAGCCTACCTTTGATAGCGACTATTTTGGGGTAGCTCGTGCTAAAACTATTGGTAGTAACGAACGGGCTATTGATGACTCTTGTGGGTTCGATGATGAGATCGCACCTACTATCGAAAAGTTAGGTATGGATAACGTTATGCTTATCCGTATTCATGGGCGTGGTACTTTTGATGGCGATAGTCGTAAATTTATTTCTGATGGTGTTGTAACAAACACAGTAGATATTAACAACGATAGTACCGAGGAATCTTTCTTACAACAAGTAGGAGAAGTAGCAATGAATTTTTATAAGGGGTAGACTTAATGGCTAGAAAGAAGTTTAAAGAAAAAGAAAGAGGTATTTTCCAAGGACACTGTGCTTGTGTTTTAAAGGAGTGTTTATCCACAGATGCGGGATCATTTTATCTCCATCAGGATGGAAGTTATTCGTACTACTGCCATTCATGTCACGGGTCTGCGGTTGATTTCGACCCTGAAACAGCAGAAATTATAGATTTTTCAAAGAGACGTGAAATCAATTGGGAAGAAGAACAGGAGAAGCTAGAATATGTCAGAGACGACCTCATCCCGGTGGACAACCCCGATAGACGACTCAGGGCTGATGTCTATGAATACTATGGTTGCAGGATGGAAACGGCTAGCGATGGAACTAAAATCGAAGCTATATACTATCCCTCATATCGAGGAGGCGATCACAAGGGCTATCGCAATAGAAAGAGATTCCAAGGTTGGCATAAGCAAGTAAAGAAGAAGCCAGAACTGTTAGGTGTGCTTAAAGACTTCACAGGAGGTATTGGTGATACCCAAAAAGGTATTGACATGTTTGGACAGTGGCTCTTTCCAGCAGGAGGTAAGAGAATCATCATCAACTGTGGTGAAGAGGATGCCTTGACTGTTTGGAAGCTCACAGAGATGAAGACAAAGTTTGAAGGTGGTTATCCATCTATCTCTTGTCCATCTGGTGAAAACATAGCATGGGTTAAACCCCATATTAAATATCTTGGTAGTTTCAGTGAGATTTATATCATTGCAGATCAAGATAAAGCTGGTGCTAAATTCGAAGAAGATCTTTGTAAGATCCTTCCAGTAGGTAAAGTACGAGTCGTGAAGCTTCCTAGGGGTTATAAAGATCCTTCTAAGATGGTTCAGACCATAGGAATGAAGAAAGCTGCTGATATTCTCTGGAAAGCTATCTGGGACGCTGAGAAGTACTCTCCTGCGGGGATTATGAGTTTATCTGAAGGATGGGGTCAGTATCGACAACGTGGTCAGGACACGCTTATACGCTTCCCTGAGAGCTTTGGGGATTTAAACCATAAAACACATGGTGGCTATGCGTTAGGAGAGATTGTAAATATCATTGCTCCCTCTTCTGTTGGTAAGTCATCCTTTGTTAAGGAAATGATCTACTCAGCACTAGAGTCTACTAATTATAAGATCGGGGTAATCTCATTAGAAGAGACTATCGATGAGTTTATTGAAGGTATCTTGTCAGTGCATATGAGTACTCAGCTTAACGAGATCTCTTATGATATGCGTGATTGGGATACTGAAGAAAAAGCTTTCAAAGACTTAGTAAGCCTTAAACCAACAGGGATCAAAGAAGAAGATTTAGAGCTTGACGAAGATGATAGTGAGCGTGTACAATTCTTAGACCATCAAGGTTCTGTTACTGGGGATGAACTCCTTGAGAAGATAGACTTCTTGGTTAAAGGTTTGGACTGTAAGATTATTATCGTTGATCCTGTAACGTTAGCGTTCTGTGGTCACGATACTGATGAAGATGATATGGCTTCTGAGATTGTCAAGAGAGTTAAACGGCATAAACTGGGTTGGATCAATGTACACCATGTTCGTAAGAATGGTAATGGTGGTACAGCTAACTCTGAAGGTGCTGACTTGGCAGAAGAAGACATTAAAGGTACAGGTGCTTGGTTCCAAACTGGAATGATCAATCTAATCTTTACTCGTAACAAGGTTCATGACAATACTATCGTGCGTAACACCACTAAGATTAAGATGTCTAAGTGTCGTAGGCATGGTAAGAACACTGGTACAGCTGGTTACATCTATTACAATGGTGATAACGGTAGGTTGGAACAGGGTATTAGTCCTGAGGAAGTCTTGAGTGCGCTGGATGAGGATGGGGAATCTGATAAAGATGTTCCTCTAAATTCTTTCGGAGCTGATGAGAAAGGTAAAGTAGAAACTTGGTAAAAGTAGTTGACAGGGGTGTGGAGTTAGGGTAATCTAGCTTCACTAACTTGAAACAACACAGGGGATGAGCATGGGTAGAGCACTAAAACACGAATATCAAGGTGGTGAGTACTCTTCAAAAGAGTTAGCTAACATTGCAGGTGTTAGCACAAGACTGTTTACCCATCGAGTGAGTACGTGTGGTTGGTCTGTTGAAGATGCTATCGCAGGTACAAAGACGGAGATCACAGTGGCTAAATCAAAACGTGCAGCAAGGGGTCGTAAACTAACATGTTTTGCTACAACCTTTGGAGTGTGTAACGCGAAATAACTGTTGACAGGGTATCCGAAATTAAGTAAGATACTCTCAACTTAAACGGAAAGGGGTTATTATTATGGTTACAGTTGCTTTTGTTGTAAGTCTTACTTGTTTATTGTGGAGTGTTGCTTCGTTCTTCGCATCACGGAAGATCCCCTTACCAATTTTTCATATGGTAAGTTGTAATGCTACTAACATTTATGTTATGTATGGGTCTCTTGGTTATCAAGTTTACTTTTGGGGTAAGTATTTTAATCTTATTTAAAGAAAGTTGTTGACAGTTAGTAGGAACCTCTATATACTGTCATTTCGAGTTGAGAGGAAGCACTAACGCTTCTGGCTCAAAAGTCAAGTTTAACAAACCTCTGGCGATGAAAAGGCAGGGAGAGGTAAGGCAACCACACCCTCTTCTTGTAGACGAGGCTCCCCGATGCTTTCGAGGCATATAAAGGGCGTCTGAGGGTGATGAAGTACCTCTTAAATAACCATCAGGAGTGAGAGTCTCAAGACAAGCCAAGCGCACCCTTGAGGTAACCGTTCAAAGCGGCTAGAAGCTGTGGGGTAACCACCCCCATAAGCTATCTAGGGTAGATTGGAGGCATTCAATCAGACCTACGGTTCAGAGCCGACACTTAACATAGAAGGGCGCTATTCAATCAAATGTCCACAACACAGATTGATTGTTACGTTAGTGGTTAAACTCCCCGCCGAAACGGGGAACGTTGGTTCGACTCCAACACATACTTGAGGGGAGCTTAGCGGCAAACCTCAGACAATCTGAAAGTCCAAGGGAAGTACACCCCTTGGCAATTGAGTTCCCCTACACTCACTTAGCAAGTAGGGGTCTGCTGTAAGAGGACTCCTTACAAGTGACTTGGGAGGAACGTTAAGAATCCTATGAAAGAGTCACATTATACCCTTGTTAAGACCGTGATAATTAAGCGGAGCACTGGCAAGGGCCTTTTTTCAAAGTATTTTAACAAAGCTGAAAGGGAAATACCTTAGAAAAAGGAAGTTATGATATACTACGGGCTTTACTGATTAAAAGAGAGTTACATAATGAGAAAGTGTTTAAGATGTGAGGCCCAGATTCCAGACAGCGCACATGGTTTGCGTAAGTTCTGTGGGAAAGTTTGCCAAATTGCAGACGGGACAAGAACCCAACGTAGTAAGTTAACGAATGAAAGCGAGAAGGGTTGTAATTACTGTAAAGCAATTATCCCACCCCACGCACATGGGCAACGTCAGTTCTGTGATGATAACTGTAAGGATAAGTTCAATAAAGAGAAAATCTACAAAGGACGGGAAGCAAGAACCTGCAAGCAGTGCGAGAAACCTATCCCTGTAGAAGCACACCACAACGTAAAACATTGTAGCAAGACTTGTAGGTTGCAATTCTTTTACCATAAAAAGAGAGACAACAGACCAGAAAAGATAATGCTTGATGCTGCCAGAAGTAGGGCTAAAAAAGGGGGTTACCCCTGTACAATTAATGAGGAGGACATAATCATACCCTCCCATTGTTGCGTACTAGGGCTTAAACTTGAGAGCCAAAGAGATGTACAATGTAGGGCGGCACATAACAGTCCTTCCTTGGATAAAATCGTACCCAGTGAAGGGTATGTTAAGGGTAACATAAGGGTGATATCACAAAGAGCTAACGCACTTAAAAGCGATGCTACTTTTGAAGAAATGGAGGCATTATATAATGATTTTAGACAGCTCAGAGAGGACTCTTGTATTTGATTGTGAAGCGAACGGGTTGCTCCACAACGTAACAAGGATGTGGTGTGTAGTTTGTGAGGACTACGACACAGGGGAATTGTTTTTATTTCACGATTTTCCTCAGTATGATAACTACACTGGGTTAGATGATGAAGGAAAGGAGTTTACTTTACCCGTGAGAAACGGCACTCTTAAAGACGGGGTATTGTTCCTTCATCGAGCACAAAGTTTAGTGGCACATAACTGCATTGGCTATGACCTTTTCTTACTTAAAATGTTCTACCCCAAGTTTAGAATCAGATATAGCTATCCTGAAATCAGAGACACATTACTTGAAAGTCAAGTGCTTTGGTATGATAGGAAACCTGTTAAAGGTTACAAAGGTATTCACGGCTTAGCAGTATGGGGAGCAAGGTTAGGTATTCGCAAGCCAGAGATTGAAGATTGGTCTTTTATGGATGCACAGAAGCTTCACCGTTGTTTGGAAGATGTCAAGATTAACACTGCGGTTGCAAAACAACTTGACACCGAGAAACAATGGCTGTATGATAACTGCAACGGTATTGAATTTGATGAAGCTCTGGAGACAGAGAATGAGTATCGATACTGGTCAACCATACAAGAACTTAACGGAGCCTTAGTAGATGCACCCCACATGAGAGAGTGTTGTGTGGAGCTTGATGTGCTTCTCGAAGCGTTGAGAGTTGAAATCGAGCCTATGCTTCCACCATCGATTAATGTGAAGTCTGTTAGAGCGTCTTCTCATGAGGTTGCTACCTTAGTTGGCTCTAGGGTTATACCTAAAGAGAGAGCAGTGTGGAAGACAAAGAAAGGGGAAAGCTACCAAAGCATTGTTAAAACAATGTACAAACCAACCATGAGAGTCTTTAAAGTTTCTAAACAGAAAATGTATGCAGTTGTCATTGATGGAGAGGAGGTTAAAGGGCATGAGTTCCCGAAAGTTAAAGAAGCGCGTGAGTGGACAAAGGAGAACTATCCTGCGGTTAAAGGGATTAAGTACCCTTGGGTTGAAGTCGAATCAACAGAGTATGACAGACACACAAAAAACCACTTCGGAGACGAGCTTGACGGAAATACAGAAGTTGTAGGACCGTACACGAAGATTGAATTTGAAAAGTCCCGTATGTCTCAACACGAGAAAGTTAAACTACTCTTAGTTACGCTCGGTTGGCAGACAGACGAATGGACTTTCAGAAAGGATTCAGAAGGTCAGTTCATACGAGCTGAAGAAAGTGGTATCGTTTATTGGCCTGAGAAGCCCATACAAGGTAAACAGTTGAGTGAGAAGTATAAAAAGGGGGATAGGCTACCAGCCACTCCAAAAGTTACTAAAGATTCTTTTCACTGGTTACCTGAAGGGTTTGGACAGAAAATAAAAGAGTACAATACGTACTCACATCGGCGTAAATTCATCGAGAACCCTGCCAAGGATGACAAAGGGTTGCTCAATAATATACGCGATGATGGTCGTGTAAGCTGTGGCTTAATGACCTTTGGCACCACTGCTGGTCGTGCTGCCCAATATGGTTGGGTAAACGCTCCGAGTGTGCAAGCCTTGTATGGTGAGAACATCAGGAAGATTATTATAGCTCCTGAAGGTTCGAAGCTGATTGGTATTGATATGCCTAGTGCTCACCCACGGTTGCTAGCAGACTTTACGCAGAATGAAATGTTCATAGCAGCAGTTGATGGAAAGGAGGAGGATGAGGATGGAAACTATGTCGGAGAAGATTTCCACACAGTCAACAGTGTGTTGTTCCGACTTAACACTAATGAAGATGTTGTCTATTGTAGAGAGTCACAGGCTCACGATGACAGAAGATCAGGTGTTGATGCAGGGCGTAAGAAAGGTAAGGGAGGCTCTTATTGCACACTCTATGGAGGTTCCGATAAGAAGCTTGCACTCACCTTGGGAATCGCTGAGAAGCTTGGGGCTGAGCTTAAAAAGTCCTTCCTCAGCGGCCTTGGCCTTGACTTGTTGTTAGAAGAGGTAAGTAGCACTTGGAAGAAACAGAAGCGTGATAAAGGTTCTTATATCTCGGTTCTTGGTGGCTACCACGCTTGGAGTAATTCTAAGCATAAAATTATTAACTTTAAAGCTTTGGGTTCTGAAGCAGTAGTACAGAAAAGAGCAGTCATCTTGTTATGCAGGAAGTTTAGAGATATGAATCTCAAATCAAAATTAATCCTGAACATTCATGATGAAGTTCTTTTGGAAGTACCTGATGAAGAAGTCGAAATTGTAAAACCTATTGCTGCTCGTATGTATGTCGAAGCAGCACTTGAACTTGGCTTGACGCTTGATTGGATCTCTACCGCTAAGGTTGGAATCGATTATGCTAAGTGCCACTAGAATTTATTAACCACAAGAGGAAAAGAAACTATGTCAGTAATTAATAACGTTGTATTCAACTACGTGAAGATCAAGAAAGCAGCACCAAAGTTCGGTAAGAAGCCCGGTTGTCCTATCAACGACTGTGAGTATTCAGTTGATGTGTGCATCCCAGCAGCTACTGTGAAGGCGCTGAAGAAGAAGTACAAAACCATCAAAGGTGTCAAGAACATGGCTACCTACGATGCAGAAGACTACAAGAAAACCTTTAAGGTTGAAGCTCCAGATGCAGATATCTACGCTAACGCTGATGATGAGTACTCTGTAATGAAGCTAACAGCTTTCGCAGGTTACGCTGATGGCGGTGAAGTACCTGAGGAAAAGATCCCTCGTGTTGTTGGTACTAAGTCTCCAACCACTTCCAGTGATGGTAAGAAAATTGGTCGTGATATCGAAGTTGGCAACGGTTCAACTGGTCGTGTCTCTTTCGTAGAGCGTACTTGGGAGTTTGAGAAGGTTCCCGGTTTGTCTCTGGATCTTACAGGTATCCAAGTGGCAACACTGGTAGAGTATGTTGCTAAGAGTTCTGGTAACGAAAATGAGTTCGACTTCGAGGAAGAGGATGAAGACGAATTCGGCTATGATACTCCAGACGATACAGCTGACAGTACTGACATGGCTTCTACTGGTGATGGCAACACCCCTTCTGATGATGAACAGTGGTAAGTAGTAAGTAGTTACTCCCCTCTTGCGAAAGCTTGAGGGGTTTTTTCACATTAAAGAGGGGAGTTGAATGGTTACGTGGAAGCCAGTAAAATTCAATGATACAGACCTGACTGGATTTTATGAAGTGTCTGATCTCGGAGAGGTTAGAAGCGTAGATAGGATTACTATTAGAACCAATAGATGGAATACTCCATATAAACAAAGATGGAAAGGTAAGGTCTTAAAACCTAGAGTAACCCATGATGGTTACCTAAGGCTCAAACTTTGTAAGCTAGGTGAAGAGATTCATATGACGGTACATAGGATGGTTGCTTTCGCTTTCCTAGGAGTACCTGCTAGGAATCTTCAGGTTAACCATAAAGATGGATGTAAAACTAATAACCAAGTAAGTAACCTTGAGTGGGTAACTGCTTCTGAGAATGTCAGTCACGCTTTCAAAGAACTTGGTAGAGTACCTCATAACAAAAGGAGAAATCAATGACACAAAAGTACGCTTATCTTGACCTAGATGGGGTAGCCTATATAGGTAGTTGTATTGCTGAGAAGGTTGCTTACATTTGGAAAACTAAGGAAGGGGTTGAACCTATACAGGAGTCACAGGAGTTTCCGAAAGCTAAGGAAGCTAAACAGTGGTATGAAGATCGTGTAGGGTTCGAAGAAATTAAACCTGACGAATGGGAACGACACACTATTCCCAAGATCCAAGATCTTTCTGTAGCATTAAAAGGTGTTGACCTTGAGTTAAATAAATGGAAAAAGTCTTGCCATGACCTCTTTGGTGATGATATAATCTTCAAAGGTTATCTGACTTGTAGTGGGATTAAGAATAAGGATATCCATGATCTACAAAATCGTTATCAACACACTCGCTTTGCCAATTTCAAAGAGGCTGAAGGTAAAGACTACGAGCACTGGGAAGATAAACCTAAACCAATGTATCTTGCAGAGTGTCGAAATCACTTGCTAAATACTTATGATTGGATTATAATGTCTCCACCGAAGCTTGAAGCTGATGCTATTGTGGTTGGTATGGCTGAACGTAAGGGTCAAAATGCTGTAGTAGGTTTGAAGGATAAGGACTTGATGCAAGTCATGGATTCAAACTACATCAATATGAATGATCAGCCTGCTAAACGGAAGTTGGTGACAACTACAGAAGTTGGTGAACTTTGGATTAAAAAGAGTGCTAAAGATGTTAAGTCTCTTGAGGGTAATGGGTTTAAGTTAATAGCTGCTCAGACGCCACAAGGGGATAGCTCTGATGGTTACAAAGGGATCTACCGATTTGGTCCTGTTGATGCTTACGAGTTGCTTAATGATGCTGAAACTGTTGATGAGTGCTGTAAAAGATTGGTAGAACTCTATCAGGGTACATTCCCAGATGGTATAGAGTATCCAGCTTGGCAGGACAAAGATAAAGTAATCAAAAGAACTTGGAAAGAACTCTTGATTCAACACATGAACTTAGCGTATCATGAACGTGGCAGTAAAGACACGCTAACCCCTATCGAAAGATACTTCAACGGGGAGAACCCTACCTACAAAAATTAAGGAGAAGACTATATGATTTCTAAAATGCTTAAGAGAACTATCCCAACGACTAAATCTGTGACTGATCGTTTCACAGCAGAGTATCAACGGGTAGCAGATGCACAACAAACAGAAGCTGATGCAGCTGAGACTGCGATCAATGCACTCCAAACTAAGATCAACAAAGAGGTTGATCGTAAACTGGCAGCGGCTAACGAAGTCACTATCGCTAAACGTGCTATCACAGGAATTCAGGAGTTACTTGGAGTTGAAACCGACTAAAGTTACAGAGTTAAAAGTAATAGCCCCCTTCGCAGTTTTTCTACCTAGGAAGACTACGAAGGATAAGAGGATTCCTGTTAACCTTAATTGGTACAGGAACTCTCAACACTTCGAAAGTAATGCTGTTAAGAAGCAATACCTAGAAGTTGTTAGAAGTCAACTAGAAGGGGTAGAATTAGAAGTTCCCTTCAAGGTTAAATATAAAGTCTACAAACCAACCAGAAGAAGACTTGACAAAATGAATGTTGTCTCTATAACATCTAAGTTTTTACTGGATGCTATGAGCACTTTGGGTGTAATTCCCGATGACAATGATGATTTTGTCAAAGATGAACTTATCTTACCAACGGTACATGATAAGGGAAATGAAAAAGTTGAAGTCTGGTTCAAAACAATTAAGGAGACATGAATGAAAGTACGAGATCTAAAAGCAGCTCTTGACTTATTTGATGAAGATGCAGATGTAATCACACGAGGAGGTGATGGTACTTTTGCTAAAAACGTAGGTTTACGAGTTAGTAACCATAAGCTCCACAAGGATTGTGTAGTGGTCGAAGGTGTTTGGAATAAAGATAACGTAGATGTACCCAAAGGAGGTGAATAATGGAGTGGGTAGTATCACATTCAGATGTAGAAAAACACCCCCGCTATAACAAGAAAGACCCTAAAGCAGGATTAGATAACATCCTACACGACTACGGTATGGATGTATCAACTGGGTATTACACTGATGAGCGGGATAATACAGACGTACCTGAAGATTGGCCTGAAGATGAACCACACTTTGGTTATACTCACAGGTCTCCTTTTACAGGGGAAATTTCTACGGGACCACGTTACATTGGTGCTGCTAGAACTGACGGAAAATGGAGAAGGTTCGTAAGTGACTTTCTTGAACTTGGAGGAGAAGCATGAAGTTAAGTGAAAGTGATAAGCAGCTGATAATCAAAAAGGATAAGGAAGGTAAAACCAGTCGATACATCGCTAAGATGCTGGGTATTGGTAAGTCTACTGTAGGTGACTTCCTACGTAAGGAAACCTATATGAGTTGGTGGAGTGGTCATGACGGTATCATGGTAGATTGCCGTAAAGGGCCTATAACTGTCCACCTACCCGGAGCAATTCGAGAGGTAGAGATAGAAGGGACGTTCCATTTTAATGACCTTGACAACGCAGAGAAGGTTCAAAGTAAACGGACTCGTCATGATCTAGTCAACTTCTCTGTTGAGGATCTTTTAACAAATGATAAAGCTTTTAAGGAAGCGTTTCCTAACCTACAGCAATACAAAGAAGTATTTAAAATCGTTACTTCCGATAAAGTTCCAGAAGGTTGTACACACTTTGTAATCCCAGATACACAGGTTAAGCCTAATGTTGATCTGTCTTATTGTGATTGGGTTGGTGAGTATATGGCTGACAAGATGCCTGCTGTTATTATCCACATTGGTGATCATGCTGATATGGAATCCCTTTCTTCCTATGATATGGGAACTAAGAAAGCAGAAGGTAAACGTATTCACGAGGACTTTAAAGTAGCAATTGAAGGTATGCGTAGGCTGTTACGACCTATCTATGACTTGCAGCAAAAGCAGCTTAGAGAAGACGGTAAGATCAGCTACAAGCCTAAAATGATTCTAACATTGGGTAACCATGAAGAACGCATAATGCGTCATGTTAATGCTAACCCTGAACTTGCAGGTTTTGTTAGCTATGACAACCTTAAGTATAAGGAATTTGGTTGGGAAGTCATAGACTACTTAGTACCTTACAACATTCATGGCGTTAACTATGTTCATTACATGGCTAACCCAATGTCTGGTCGTCCTTTTGGTGGTCAAGCTTTGAATGTTCTTAAGCAAGTCGGTGAGACGTTCGTTCAAGGACATAAGCAGTGCTTAGAAGTCGCTACACGCTTCCTGCCAGCTTCTGGTAGACAGCAGTGGGCTATCATAGCAGGTGCCTGTTATAGCCATGACGAGGCTTACAAAGGCCCTCAAGGCAATAAGCATTGGAGAGGTGTTGTAATGCTTCATAATGTTAAGGACGGTAACTTCAATTTGATGACTACTGACCTAACCTATTTGGAGGGCAGATATGGGAAATAAGGAACCTGATATTAAGTTAGAAACGCATAACTTGACTATCCCTTATGGCTTCGTATTGTTTGGTAAGATGTTTGAAATGCCCCTTGAATGTGTCTTCGGATACTCAGGGGATCTCAAATCTAACCACGTACTTGAGATTAAGTCTCTGTCAGGCACTGATGATGATGGTCTACTTTATGATATGTTATATTTAGTAGAAGATGAGGAAGACTTCTTGACACGTCATATCATTTCGTCTATATTGAACAACTATTCAGTATGGGACGTTGAGACGGAGGTAGGGTCATGGTGGGACAATCACAACAGAGGTATAAAGTCGCCCAGTTAGCTATGGGTGTTTTTCTTTTAGGGTTATTAACAACCCTTTTAGTACTCACACAGATGAAGTATGAAGGGAGGGTAGTAGAGAAGGTAACCAGTGTGGAAACACCTTACACATTACCCCAACACCCTCTCGAATACTCTGTGGAAGATGTATTCTACCTCGCTCAAGCAATTTACTTCGAAGCAAGATCAGAACCTGAAGAGTGTCAGTTCCAAGTGGCTCACGTTATAGACACTAGACGATACTCTTACGGGTTCCCTAACACGATTAAAGAAGTGATATGGCAAGGGAAACAATTTAGCTATACGGAAGATGGTAAGCATGAGAGAGTATCAGACACTACTGCATGGGATGAATCGGTACGTATAGCTAAATTAGTTTTAGGTGGATATTCGCTTGACACGACAGAAGGAAGTCTATACTATTACAACCCTGACTTAGCCAACCCTACTTGGAAAGATGGTTACCAAGTGGTTAACAAATGTGGCAAGCACTTATTTCTTAAAGATAAAGACAAAGGAGATTGGTCATGAGAGTAACCGAAGATGCAATGCACACTATGGTCTATTGTAATGACGCTGGTGTTGAGTTTAACTCAGAGACACTTAACGCATTTATCCATGTAGCCGTTGTTGATCATAAACTCGAAGTCTGTACTGAGAGGTACGATAATAAGGGGGACGTTACCTCTAAAGTGATAGAGGTGTATCATAGCTTTAGAAACGGGGACATTGATTACCCTGACTTAGAGCAGTACCACCCTTTATGGTGCGCTATGGTAAATGTAGAAGACTGCGAGGTGAGCTTAGCATGAGTAGTTTTATTATGAGTATGTTGGTTTTTACTGTAGCTAAGGCAGCAGGACTAGAGTTTGAAGTAGTACAAATTCTGCCACCTATAATTTTGGCGATAGGCTATGATCTACTTATCCTTAATACTAGGGAGGGGAAATAGTTATGCATGATGATCGTAAAGACGAGTATGAAGAACGTTGCAGGCAGCAATATGATCGTAAACAATCTGCGGGGAACTCTTACCGTATACTGTACGGTGGTTACAAAAAGGATGAGCTAGTAACTATTACTTCAGCTGATACAGATCACTTCCCAGCCCATTCAGTTTGTAGAGATCACTTCCCGAACGTAGGAACCGTTGGGCATATTGATCACAGCATACCAACTGTAGCAACACTATTAGGCAGTACTTCTGGTAAGTCAACTTTAATGGCAGACCTACTGGTATCGCTTTGTAGAGAGTCACAAACTGATAGTCGTGCGGTTACAATTGCGAAAAGTCGAGCGCCTAGTGTTGGGAGAACTGGGTGGTTCTTTGACCTAGAAGCTGGTGGACTTACCGAGGACTTTATATTATACTCACGTAGATCAGCACAAATGGCTGTGAAAATTGATCCATTAACCAAACGTTCAAAGAGTAAGAAGAAATGTAAATGGGATGAGAAACCTTTTGGCTCTCCTCCTAAGAAAAAGATACCAACTTTAAAGTCATTTCTTAAAAAGGAGAAGAACTAATGACAATGACAAGATTCCCATATGTTAAGCAAGCGTTATACGTAGGCTGTTTAGAGTACCTCTGTGAGGAAGGGTTAACACCTTACCTAGAAGTATCAACAGCTCACCCTGAGTATATTGGACCTCGTGATACTGAGTCTAAGCGGGGGTTCACAGTGTTCAACATAAGTGCCAATGCTTTAGTTTCATATCTTGCTGATGAGAATGGCTTAGCTTTCGGAGCTAAGTTTCAAGGACTTCACCGTGACGTGTTTATTCCGTGGGCAGCAATCGCACGTATCTATGCTAAAGAGGACGTTAAGATTATTCAGAACTTTGTGTTTGACATGGTTCCAACTTCTGATGTAGACTCTGTGGTAGCACCACTTGAAGAGGAGCCAAAGATTAAGTTGGTTCACTCTACTGATAAACCTAAGCCGAGTGGTAAAGCTCGTAGGTCATTCAGACCAAAACTAGTTGAATAGGAGAAGATAATGAATTGGAAAAAAGCTTTTATAACCTTAACCTCGCGTTTTGCAAGTGGTAATTCTGTACCTGTTGACCGTGCTACGATCACTCGAACAGAGTTTGATTTGTTAATGGGGGAAGTTAACAGGCTACAAGTTTTATGCCACATCCAATTCGAAGAACTTGGTCGTTATCACCAACAGTTACATGAGAGACCGAAACGGTGCAACCACAATGTAGAGGTTCGTCATCACCCTGTTTAACCCTAAGTAAACTAAAGTTAGACTTGACACGAGAAGACTTCATAGGTAAGATGAAACACATAATTAAACATACAGGAGAATAAACATATGCCAATCGTATCAGAAGTTAAAGGTGACATCGTTAAACTAGCTTTGGCTGGGAAGTATAAAGCTATCGTGCAGGGTTGTAATTGTCTCTGTGTGATGGGTTCTGGCTTAGCCCCTCAGATTAAAAAGGCTTGGCCTGAAGTTTACGAAGCTGATTGCAAGACAGAACGAGGTGATCGTAGTAAGTTAGGTAAGTTCACTAGCCATCACGATACTGAAGTAGACGTTCGGATCTTTAACCTATACACACAGTTTGCTTTTGATCGTATCAAAGGTAAGCATGATGTTGACTACGAAGCTGTGGCAATGGTATTTAAGCGCCTGAACACAGTAATCCCCAGTATTGAGCGAAATGCTTGGCGTTGTGATGACCGTAAAGTCGGTATTCCTATGATCGGATCTGATCTTGCTGGTGGACATTGGCAGGCCATTAAGGTTATAATTGACCTTGTTACTCCTAACTTAGATATTGAGTTAGTAATCTACCAACCATAGGAGCACCTAATGCACGACATAAAGGTTATACGCAAGCGAGTACCCTGCCAAGGTAAGCCTGTTTGTGAGTCTAAAGAATTCTACTCAATAAATGGTGGAGATACTTGGATGACTTACTCTCAGTACTTCCACTGGGGTGAAGCTGTCTTTGGTAAGGTTTGGAAGCAATACTCTGCTCACGATATTAAGAAACACGTTGAAGCTTGCTTAGTAGCATATAACGTGAAACTGCGTGAAGATCTCCTTGGTGGAGAGCTTTTACCTTGTATACAGGAGTTGTTGAAGGAGGATAAACTACTTCCTTGTGACATTTCTTTTAATATTATAAATAATTGTACAGATAACGCTTGACTTCATAACTGGATCAAGTATACTCCTCACAACTTAAACGAAACGGAGAAATAAATATGACATCAATCACTACACTTCGGAACGAATTACAAAGCCAACTACAATTGATGGAAGCCTCTGGTCTTTATGTTGTAGACGTTCCTAAAGATATCCTGTGGAATACCTATCTTGATAGCTTCCCAGAAGGCACAAATGAAATTTATAAAGAGCGCCGTGAGTACGACTGTAACTGTTGCAAGCAGTTTATTAAAGTTGTAGGTGGTCTGGTAACCATCAAGAATAACAAGTTGGTGTCTGTTTGGGACATCTCTGTTGGAGGTCATTTCCAAGCAGTTGCTGACGCTATGGCTGAGATGGTTAAGGCTAGTACAATCCGAGATACTTTCTTCCACTATGAGCGGAAGGTAGGTACAGAGTTCAACCACCAACAGTTAGAAGATGGTGGAGTTCAGAAGTGGGATCACTTAGCTGCGGTACTTGATGGCGGCTACGTTTTACATAAGGACAGCATCGCCTCGAAGCTCTCAGAAGTCCGTAGTAACAAACAAGTATTCAAGCGTAGCCTAGATGAGATTACTCTGGATTCCGCTGAGACAGTGCTAGAGTTGATCGCACAGAATTCTCTGTACCGTGGTGAAGAACACAAGAGCATCGTCACCTTGTTTGTTAAGCAGCTGAAGAAGTACACTAAGCTTAAAGGAGAAGCCAAAGATTTATTTTGCTGGGTAGAGTCTGCTAAGTTAGGTGGAGCTGCTAAGATCCGTAACACTATGATTGGCAAACTACTGCTTGACTTGTCCGAAGGTAAAGAACTTGATGCAGCTGTTGGTAGTTTTGAGCAGTTGGTTGCACCTACTAATTACAAGCGCCCTAAGGCGCTTGTGACTAAAGGTATGATCCAGAATGCACAGAAGAAAGTACAAGAGTTGGGTATTGAGTCTGCATTAGCTCGTCGTTATGCTACTCCACAGGACTTAACTATCAACAACGTGATCTTCGCTAACCGAGACGCTAAGAAGCAGATGAACGCTTTTGACGAGCTTATGGAAGAGGTAAGTACCTCAACTAAGAACTTGGGTAAGGTTGATGAGATGAGTGTCCGAGACTTCATTGATAACATTGTATCTACGGCTACAAGTATTGAGGTGTTGGTTGAGAATAAACACTCTGGTAACTTCATGAGTTTGATTGCACCTGTTAACGAAGATGCAAAGAACATTTTAAAGTGGAAAAATAACTTCTCTTGGTCTTATAATGGTGAAGTAACTGACTCGATGAAAGATCGTGTTAAGTCTGCTGGTGGTAATGTTGATGGTGTGTTACGATTCTCAATTCAGTGGAATGAGAAAGGTGAGAATGAGAACGACTTGGATGCTCACTGTGACGAGCCTACTGGTAATCATATTTATTACGGTAACAATGGACGTAAACATCAGTCGTCTGGTATGCTAGATGTGGATATCATGAATCCCAATGGTAAGGTAGCTGTAGAGAACATTATCTACACAGATACCCGAAAGATGCCAGAAGGGAACTATAAGTTCAAAGTACATAACTACTCTGAGCGTGGTGGTAAAGGTTTCACAGCAGAGATCGAATTTGATGGACAAATCTTCTCTTATGTGTATACTAAGAAGATGCGACGAGGGGAGTACGTAAACCTCGCTATTGTGAACTTTACTAAGCAAGGTGGTTTTACTTTAAAGGAGTCTTTGCCTAACAGTGAGACAGTTAAAGAAGTTTGGGGTGTATCTACTCAGAACTTCCAGAAGGTTAACATGATCATGCACTCCCCCAACCATTGGGATGGCAATGAGACAGGTAACAAGCACTGGTTCTTTATTGTGGAAGGTTGTAAGCAGGAAGGCTCCTCACGAGGACTCTACAACGAGTTCCTAAGTCAAGAGCTTAACGAACACCGTAAGGTCTTTGAGGTATTAGGTTCAAAGATGAAAACAGAGGAATCTGATGAGCAGCTGAGTGGTTTAGGTTTCTCATCAACACAACGTAGTTCAGCTTACTTCAAAGTAACTGGTAAGTTTGAGCGCACTATTAAAGTTAATTTTTAAAGGAGAATATATTATGGATATTTTTGAGCAAGCAAGTAAAAGTAAACTACGTTTTGAGACTACTAAAGGCTCTATTACTACTGACGATCTTTGGGATTTACCATTGACCTCTGTACGAGGGGTCTCTCTAGATGGCATTGCTATCAAGCTGAATAAGGAAGTGGCTGAGAGTAGCGAAGAGAGCTTTGTAGCTACTGCTAAGAAAAGCAACACCGTTGCTAAGCTTAAGTTTGACATTGTTAAGCATATCATCGATGTCAAGATTGCAGAGAATGCAGAGAAGTTGGAAGCTTCTACTAAGAAGGCTCAGAAGGAACGTATTCTTGGTCTGATTGCTGACAAGCAGGATGAAGAGTTGGCAGGTAAGAGCGTAGAAGAACTGCAAGCTTTGATCGACGCTTAATGGGGGTTGAGGAGTCTACTGAAAGGTAGCTCCTCTTTTTATTTGAGAAAGGACTTGACCCACTATCTGGTTCATGTATAATAGCTACAACTTAAACAGAACGGAGAAATTAAATGAAGCCTAACGTAGACTACGGACAGACGATTAGCTCAGGTAACATGATGACAGGTGAAGCTACAATTGAAATGACCCCTGCCATGTTCCAGATCCTTTCATCACAGATATATACCGACAAAGTTCTAGCTGTTCTTCGAGAGGCATTGTGTAATGCAAGAGATGCACAACAGGATGTTGGTGAAGCTCGTCCTATCGAAGTCCACTTACCAAGCCGTTTAGAACCATTCTTCCACATTAGAGATTTTGGTCCCGGCTTGTCAGAGAAACAAGTGATTGGTTATAACCGTGAAGTTACACAGTTCAACCCTGAGTCAGGTGAGAAAGAAGATGTACTTATTTTTGAACCGGGTCTGTACCTACGTTATGGCGCGTCTACTAAGACTGACTCTAACGAATTCATTGGTGGTCTTGGTATTGGTTGTAAGTCTCCATTGGCTTACTCTGACAGTTTCATCGTAGAAGCTTATCAGGAAGGCGTCTGTAAGACCTACAGCGTGTACAAGGAGAATGGTAAGCCTCAGGTATCCAAGTTGACAGAGACTATGACTACGGAGCCTAATGGCCTTATGGTTAAGCTGGCTGTTAAATATGGTGATAACAATGAGTTTGCTGACAAGACTGCAAAGTTCTTAAAGTTCTTCGGTTATCCTGTTGAAGTCAAGGGTGCTCGTAACGGTAATTCTTTTGAAACACCTACACCGATCTTGGAAACAAAGCTGTATAGTACCTATAATGCTGACTGGTCACAACGGAGTGAAGTCTCTGTACTGATGGGTGGTGTTGTTTACGGATTGACAGACCAGTACAAGCAAAAGTTATCGCAGATTGTTAACAAGGACTATATGTTGATGAACTTTGGTATTGGTGAGCTAACAGTAGCTGCCTCTCGTGAAGGTTTGTCAGAAGATCCACAAACTGTAGCTGCAATTGAAGCACGTATTAAGACAGTGACAGAAACTTTCTATGAAGATATTGTTACACAGGTTGATGTATGTGATACCGAAGTTGCAGCTTTCCGATTACTTAAAAAGTACAATCTCATCGGATATAAATACTCATCTGGTGGTGGTACTAGTTTTAAGGTAAAGAACGCAGCAGAAGCTTTAGTTATCCGTGGGGGTAAAACCATTGAAGATTTCCTAGATCAGTTTGAGGGGAAGTATCGCGCAATCCAAACTAATTACGATACTCGATATGACATCTTGGAGCTTGGTGGTGAGAAGGATCTTATCCTACTGGACGTTGATAAAAAGACTGGATATGTAAAAGTTGCACGTAAGCTTGCAGCTAGTGGTCACACTGTGGTACTGTTAGAACATACTCACGAGAAGCCAAAGTTAGAAGCTTTCTTTGGTAAACTGGAAGTTAAGAAAGTTAGTGTGGAATATCCTATCATGTTTCCTAAAGGACAGCGTGATGCTAATACCGTTCGTGTAGCTTCTTCTGGCTTACGTACTCACCTTGGGACTGAGGTTAGCACGTTAGAGAAAGATCAAGAGGGCTATTACATCCCGTATATTCGTAATACGTGTGAGCTACAGGGGCTTTCTAAGCTGGGCTTAAATGATGATGACTTTGCGGTACGTAAGCTTCTTGCCAACTTAGTTGAAGGTGGTGTATTCACTGATGATGAGGTTTATCTCTCACGTAGGGCAGGTATGCCAGCCATTAAGAAAACTAAGTTAAAACCGTTGACAGCTGACCTTATCATTGATAAGATTAAGGCTGAAGTTACTCAAGAGGACATGGACGTTGTTGTGCAATACCAAGGGGAAGCAAGTTCTAGAATTTTTGACCGTAAGTTTGATCGCTTATGGGATTCAATTAAAGCGCGTTACCCCTTGCATGAGAAAGTTGGTCGTGGTAACATAGAGTTTAAGGGGCGAGTTTTGCTTCGTAAGCTTCCTTACCGTATGGCTGAGAAAGTTATTCCAGAGTATGAAACGCTTATTAACGATGTAACCGAGGCTTATGCAACGGAGGGAGCCTTAATCCGAAAGGAAAATAGCTTAGCTCTATCAATCTCAACGTGGAGTATTGACGAAGCTATGGTAGATGAAATGATCGCGTTCTCTCAGTTTAAGAGAGATCAATCTAAAAATGAAAAGAAAGGAGTTTAACTATGAGTTTTGAAATTAATGATACTGTTCGGGTAGTCAGTCTTGTAGAGTCTAAGTACTCGGTTATAGGCGTCCACCCTACGATGTTGATACTTGCAAACAGTCAAGCAGAAGGTGAGGTCATCGAAATAAGTTCTGGTCTCGGCGGTATTAACATTGACTTTGGATCTATTACATTCTGGTTCCACATCGATGATGTAGAGTTGGTAGAGCTGGAAGATGTATCCTTGGATGACTTTGCAGCTGATCCTGTATTGCCAGTACCTTTGGATTTTGAGGATATCGAAGAAGGGGATCAGGTTCAATTACTTGATCCAACATGTTACCCAGACACAGTGGAGAGTTGTACCCCGTTCTCACTCAGTGATGTGACTGCAACAGATACTTTTGATATTGAAGACCTCGATGCCGGTGATGAGTCAGTTCAGGTAGAAGACGAGGAGGGTAACTCTTGCTGGGTTTATGCAAAGGATTTGACCTCTGCTGAAATTAATATCTCAGAGACAGAAGTAGAGGGCAAAGAACCCTACGTTGAAGATCCTACTGAAGAACTTGATGATGTAACATTCATTATCACTAACGATTCTGTTACCTTGTCAATTGATGGCAAAACAGATGTAGTTGCAATCGGTAGTCCTAACTTTGCAGAAATTCAACAAGCTGTAATGGCTGGTGATTACAAAACCGCGCACGGTCTGATGAACACCGCTATTGGTATTGAACGTTGGGGTAATGGTTCCTTACAGATTGATTCTGGTGTGGTAACTTATCACAGTATGCCTCTGACAGGTAAACTTGTTGATCGAGTTATTGATATGATGGCACAGGGTGATGAGACCTTTAAACGTTTCGCTAACTTCCTGAACCTGACTATGGAACAGGAATCATACACTACTCGTGCTCGTTTGATGGACTTTGCAGCTAATGGTAAGTTGGACCTAACCGAGGAAGGTTATGTAGTTGCGTTTAAAAATGTCAGTGACAACTTCTTTGACAGACGTTCAGGGTTATTTGATAATAACGTAGGTAACACTTTGTCTATGCGGCGATCAGATGTTGATGACGACCACGAGCACCAATGTTCAAATGGTTTGCATGTATGCTCACCTACGTACCTGAAGGAGTGTTGGGGTACAGCAGGTCGCACTATGCGGGTGGTAGTAGAACCAAGGGACTTTGTAGCCATTCCGTATGATTATGCGGATTCGAAAGCAAGGGTTTGCCGCTATACTGTTGTAGAGGACGTAACCGATCAACTGGAGAAGTATTTGAATTAAAGTTTGATTTTGGTACTGTTACGTACCTTTTACCCCTTTGTGTATGATATACTAGTAAAAAATTAGGTGAATACACAAAGGTGAATTATGAAAGTTTGTAGTAGTTGTAAGCAAGAGAAAGATAGAGACGAGTTCCATAAGAACAAAAGCGGTACGCTTGGGTTAGCTAGTAGGTGTAAGGGTTGTACAAAAGTTTACGCTAAAGAAAATAAAGAACGTATAGCCGCTAAGAATAAGGCGTGGAATGAAGCCAACAAAGCGCACGTACTTAGGTATAAACGGGAGCAGTACGCTGACCCAAATAGTAGGGTAAGGCAGTACTCTGAGGGGTATAAGAATACCCCGGCTGGCAGGCTATCAACGTACAAGACCTCCGCTAAGGCTGCTGGACGAGTCTTTGAGTTAACTCTAGAGGATATTAACACCCTCTGGCAAAAGCCCTGCACATACTGTGGGGAGATCGTTGACACAGTTGGGGTAGATAGGGTAGACTCCACTAAAGGGTACACCCTTGATAACGTTACTTCATGTTGCACCACATGCAATTTGATGAAACGACACCATACCGTTGATGATTTTAAAAATCATATTATTAAACTTTATCAACATTTAACAAACTAAGGAGGAAAGAAAATGAACGGTTTCTTTAATTTACTGTGCTTGTGTTTTTCAGGAGTTATTGCAAGTGCTCTGTCCATTCCCTTGCTAAAAGGGTTGTTTGGAGTGACACTAACCATAACAGGGACGGGTTTGATAGGTGGTATGTACTTATACATGCTAGCTAGTATACTTGTCCTCACTGGGCTTTGGCTTATCTACTGGGGTCTTATCCTGCTGATGTGTGCTATAGGAGCAAAGATAAAATAACTTAGACTTTTCCTAAAAAACCCCTTGCAATCGCTTGGGGTTTTTCTTTGCATAAAAGGGTTGCAAAGTTCCCAACAAAGGCGTATCATTCCCTTAACGTTGACCTAGAGGAGAATACAAATGGATGAGTTCGTGTATATTTGGTCTAATGGGGTCTACTGCTCTAAAGAACACTTAACTACTTTGGCAGGGCAGCATGGAGACTCGTATGAATCAGTACCAGCTGATGAGTTCCATAATAAATCACTTGAACAATGGAAGAAGGAGTTATTCAATGTATAAAGAAGCTATTAAACGTTATTTCAAAACTAATTGCAGCGATGAAGAGATTGCTCGTGCTCTGTTGGCGAGTTTCCCTGACGCTATGGTTGCTGTCCTAGACGAACTTGAAGGGGCCGATGAGGTTGCTAAAGTTACCAACTTATTCTCTCAGGATTTAGATCAGATAAAGCACTACGTTATCGTTGGTCAGATGGTAAACGCCATTAAGCTACACCGAGCTAATACGGGTCAAGGCTTGAAGGAATCCAAAAATGATGTTGACAGACTTCGTTTATCTTTGTACAATGCAGGGGTATGCGTTATGAGTGGTAGTGGTACTTGGAAGCCAGTATCATGAGTACTATGACGCTTGAACAAGCGAAAGCTTTTATAAAAGAACGTCAAGCTAAACGCCGAGAGGAGTTAGGTGGTACTGACCTCAACGGTATAAACTCTGACATTGAATGGTTGCGTAACAGGGGCTTCTATGTTACAGTTGACGGAACAAATCAGATCATCGGTAACGTGATGATGGATGGTAAAGGTAATCCAAACTTCAGCATAGTAGGGGAGGTAAAGTAATGACACCAGTTTACACAGGACAACTTCATACCCAAGGTAGAATAGCAGCAGTGCTCATTGATATTGATGGTGTTCTGTGTAATGTTGATTGGGACTGTACCCCTGAAACATTCACTTGGCAAGAGTTCCAGAAACGTGATGTGGATCGTATTACCCTTTGGGAGGGAGTTATCTTGGCTAAGATGTTTATCCAAGCCGGTCTACACCCTGTGTTCCTAACTGCTCGTAATGAAAACATGAGAGAGCAGACAGAGAAGTTTCTAGCTGATATCGGTATGCATGGTTGCTTGGTTATGACATCTTCTGGTGAGGGATCAGAAGTAGAAGGTTATGATTATCAGGAGGTACAAGCAGAATCAAAAGAAAAGGCATTGGAATCACTTGTAAATGAGTTCTGTTTCATATATGCTATTGATGATCAACAAGCGAACTGTGAAGTTTACCGCTCATTCGGTATTCCAGTTCTTAAAGCAATGTTTACGGAGGAAGCACCATAATGGATAAATTTAAACAGGTTATCACCCTAACCGTAGGTATCCCAGCATCAGGTAAGGATACTTGGGCGCGTGAAATGTGTGAAAAATACCCTGACAAGACTGTAGTCGTGAACCGTGACGTTATCCGAGCACGAGATTACACTAAAACAGGGTCAATTCACGATTACAAATATACACGTTCAAAAGAGCGTCAGATTACTGAGAAGCAACAACGCTATGCTTCCTTCGCGTTACAACAGGGTAAAAGTGTTATTGTGTCTGATACTAACCTTAATGCAGGAACTTGTGAGGGTTGGGCTGAGTTTGCCGCTAAGAATGATGTAGCTATCACTTACGAGGCATTCATCACACCTTTACACACTTGTATCAAGCGTAACGCTAAACGTGCTGATTATGTCCCTGAGAGCGTCCTAATCCGTATGGAGACAAAGATGCGGGGGCAATTGGGTAAGTATGTACACGATAAGAGTAACCCTAACAACCTTCCTGAGTGCGTTATCTTCGATATCGATGGTACGTTAGCTGATATGAAAGGTGTTCGTGGTCCTTTCGAGTGGGATAAGGTTGGTTCGGATAAGCCTCGTAGGTTTGTTTGCGAATACCTACAAGGTGTTTATGATGTAGGTGACAAGGTAATCATCTTCTCAGGAAGAGACTCTGTGTGCAGAGAGCAGACTGAATTGTGGCTTAAAGAGAGAGATCTTGGCTATGATGACCTGTTCATGCGCGCAGAAGGCTCAACAACTCCTGACACAATCGTTAAGGAAGAAATGTTTGACAAGCACATCAAAGGCAAGTACCATGTATCTCATATTGTTGATGACCGTAAGGCTGTTTGCCAGATGTGGGAGTCAATGGGTTTCGACGTTATGAACGTTGGTGGTTTCTCAGCAGACTTTTAAGGGGGAAGGTATGTGTAAGGTAGTTAGTAACTCTAGAGTCACATTCTTTAATGGTCAGGTTAATGGGTATCAGGCAGGGGAATACGTACAGATTCAGTACTGTTCTAACTGTGATTTTGGTGCAGACCCTTACTATTATATTAATAGGAGCCTTTGTCCTACTTGTGGGTCAAGTACACTAAGTAGAATTGCCAAGTGGGTTCCTAAAGAAGATACATCTCTTTGGAGAAAGTTAAGGGTTGGTGATCTAACCAGCGAAGATGGTAACTGGGTCTTAAAGTAACCTTACAGGAGAATTAATATGATTAAGTGGATTGCTAAAAGATTGGTAGCGAAGGACATACGGGAACAATCTGACTTCCAAACTGCGATACAAAAAAGCCTGACAGAGGAACAGTTAAAGATGTGCATGGCTGTTAGGTTGAGGACCAAACGAAATGGGATCATCCTTGGAATAATTACCACAGGAATTGGGTTTAGTTTTCTTGTTATTCTGGCATCAGCAATTAAGTCTTTAACAATATAGGGGATTATTATGACAGTACAAGTATTTCTTACAGTATGGTTAGTTCTACAAATCATCTGCCGATGTTGCAGACAACCTGAGCTAAATAGGTTGCGAGAGCAGACTGAGAAACAATTAGTAGCAGCTATCGGTGGTAATGTTCTTTGGGGTATTGGTATGTTTGCTTGTCTTTATTACGGCGGTTTTTATAATTAATTAAGAGGTAACTTATGATTGAATGGAAAAACACACGTAAGAATGGGGTAGTTGCTATTGGAACTAAAGCTATTGGTAACAGCTCTATTACATGGGTTATCAAGAAATCTGCTGGTGGGTTAAATTACCAACTGTTTCTAGGTGAGACTGAAAAGAATCCGATGTACTCTAGACCTTCTATTAATGATTGTAAGGTATTAGCAGAAGCCTTTTTGTGAATTAGGTGTTGACAGTGGTGGGGAGTTGTGAGAAGATACGCTTAACTTAACTGATAGAGGAAAACCACATGAGCTTACTTTCATTCCTTACTAAGACTGACCCAGAAGTAACTGAGCTTGAAGCGTGTATTGAAGCCTTACGTATCTTATCTGTTCAGAAGTTCTTCCTACCCGCTACTCTCTCGGAAATTGAGGAAATTAAAAGCTCGGATTTGTTCGGGGAAATCAGTGGGGCAGCTAAGAATAGGTTTGCATATAATGAAAGACGTATAGCAAACGTTAAAGAGCCAGTACTCCAAATTATCGAGGGAATGGTCAATCGCACTATCGACTGGACTAAAGTGAATCACAATGATCCTGATCGTGAGGTACAGGTAACTTACACTTTGATTATCTCTGAGGATGAAGAAATCTCCTTTGAAACTTATCGTGGTCATCGTGGTAATACTTGTTCTGCTTCTTGGTTGACTGCATCAGAGCGAGGTGTTATCCTAGAGGCAATTCATGGGATTGAGGGAGAGAATCGTGAAAAAGAAAACAAAGCAGAACGGGAAAGGATCACACAGTTGCTTAAAGCTAAATCCAGTAGCTAAGTATGCTCGTAGGTTCAACCTAGCCACGGTTCAAGAGGATCGTAAGAAAGCCATGAAGCGTGGTAAGACTAAACACAAGAATTTGAGGAGTTGGTAACATGGAAACATACTTAGTAGGTGGAGCAGTCAGGGATAAGCTTATGGGTTTAACTCCAAAGGATCTAGACTACGTAGTAGTTGGGCAAACACCTGAGAAGATGCTTGAACAAGGCTTCTCTCAGGTTGGTGCTGACTTCCCAGTGTTCCTACACCCTGAGACAGGTGACGAGTACGCACTAGCAAGGGCTGAGAAGAAAGTTGGAGTTGGTTACACTGACTTCACTTGTGTATGGGACTGTGTGCCTATCTGGGAGGACTTAGATCGTAGAGACCTAACTATTAACTCTATTGCTATGCATTCTAATGGGGATCTCATGGACCCTTGTAATGGTCAGCAGGATATCGAGGATAAGATACTACGACACACCTCAGAAGCCTTCTCAGAAGATCCTGTACGTGTTTTACGTATTGCACGTTTCTTAGCACGTTTTGGCGATGAGTGGACTGTAGCACCGGAGACTTACGCTCTTTGTCAGCGTGTAGCTTGGGCAGAGTTCAAGCACCTGACACCTGAGAGAGTGTTCAAGGAAATGGATAAGGCTTTATCTGAGCCTCACCCTTGGCTGTTCTTTGAGTTCCTGCACATGCTTGACTTTCACTGGTTTAAAGAGTTGTGGGATCTAAAAGGTATCCCTCAGCCTATCACTCATCACCCTGAGAATTGCACATTTCAGCATACTATGTTAAGCCTTAAGCAAGGTGTGAAGATGAGCTTTTCTAATGAACAGTTGTTCGCTGTTCTGTGTCATGATCTAGGTAAAGCTCCCTGTTGGAAAGAACGAGGGAATCTACATGGACATGAAAGCGCAGGTATTCCTTTTGTAGAAGCTTTATGTGACCGTCTTAAAGTTCCCTCATCTTACAGGGAATTAGCTGTGAAGGTGTGTGAGAACCACCAACGGGGTCATAAGGTTATGGATATGAAGCCTGCTAGCATTCATAACTTGTTTAAGAAACTTGATTGTATTCGTAAACCTGATATACTGGGTAAATTCACTGAATGTAATTGGGCTGATGCGACTGGTAGGTTGGGGTTTGAAGACAAGGATTACCCTCAAAGAGGCTTCTTATTCAGTTGTTTGTTTGCTGTACAAGGGGTAGACACCAAAACTATCGCTGAAGAATGTATTGAAAAAGGTTTGACAGGTGCTGACATTGGTGAGAGAATACGTGTAAAGCAAATAGACGCTATTAGAGGAGTTAAGAACACATGGAACAAGAATTGAGAGCATATTTCTTTCAGAACATGTACTTGCAAGGGATTCATGCAGGTATTCAAAGCCAGCATTGTACTGCTGAGATGTTCTGTAAGTACAGTATCGGTAATGATTTGGATCAACCTATGGCAAGAACCTTATATGCTTGGGCTACCTTCCATAAAACAACTATCGTGCTTAATGGTGGCGATGCTTCCAACCTGAAACGTATTGCAACGTTACTGGATTCTCACCCACATAATTACCCTTGGACTTACTTCGAAGAAAGTGAAGAAGCCCTTGGTGGTTGTATTACTAACGTGGGGATCATCTTGCCTGAGAAGATTTTTAATCACTTTTCTAGTGATGGTGAGATTGTAGAGTGTCCCTACAGTAACACGACATTAACGGAGTTTGAGATTAACTTAGCAATGGAGGTATCACAATGCAGGTTGATGAGCTAAACAGTATTGTACAGCACTACGCTGGTTCCTTATCTTATGGGACCAACTTACCCACTTCGGATGTAGATATTCGAGGGGTATTCTGTGCTGAGCCTAAGAACATTCGTACACCCTTCTACCCTGTACGTGAAGTCACACTACAGGATGAAGAGGATGGTAAGTTATACGAGCTTAGTACATACATGCATCTATACACTCAAGGTAATCCTAATATCTTAGAGACCTTGTGGGTAGACAATACAGATATCATTCAAGGTAGCGATGTTTACTCCTACCTACGAGGCTATCGTACAGACTTGCTAAGTTCTAAGGTAGCCTTTACCTTTAGTGGTTATGCTATCAGTCAGTTGAAGCGTATCAAAGGTCATAACAAGTGGATAACCCAAGAGCAACGTGGGTATGCTAAACTTAGGGCTTCATTACGTTCTGGTGATATTTCTGAGAACCAGATAGTATACCACTTCGGAGAAAAGACTCTAAATAAGGTTAAGGAAACAAAATGAAGTATTATGTGTACACGCTGTCTGATAATCACAAGATTTTTTATATAGGTAAGGGTTCGGGGGACAGGATGTATCGACATCTTAAAAAGGTTAAAAGAGGGGCTACAACGGACAATCACCACCTTGACAATAAACTGCAAAAGATGTTACGCGATGGTGTGCAAATCTCATACAACAAGGTGTATGAAACTGGTGATGAAGGTCTTGCTTATGCTCATGAAAGGGAGCTAGTTGCTAAGGTGGGACTTTCTAATCTCTGTAATATACAAGCAGGGGGTTATGGTGGTAACAGTCCCTCACAAGAGACTAGAGACAAAATTAGTGCATCCAAAAAGAGGAAGCCATTGACAGAGGCACACAAACAGAAGTTACGAGAAGCCAAACTAGGGATAAAACAGACACAGGAAACAAAGGATAAGCGGTCTCTTTCACTGAAAGGTAAGCCACAAACCGATAAACAAAAGGCATCAAACCACAAAAGGGGTCTTAAGGGTAGAAAACTTACCGAGGAGCACAAGCAGAAGCTACGGGATGCGAAGTTGAAAAACCCGACTAAATACTGGCTAGGAAAAGAAATCCCAGAAGAAACTAAACAGAAGATATCAACTACTTTAAAGGGGACTGAGAAATGAATATAACCAAGTTACTCGCTGATCCTGACGTAAGTCTTTTAACAGAGGAGAAGCCACAGCACAAAGACTACTTAAAGTTGGTGCAGAACTTTACAACGGCTAAGATTCTACCAAGAGAGTTCAACTTTGATTATTTGCGTGGTCACAGCATGGTACATTATGGTGGTAATACCTTTGGTGTGGATACTGGAGGAAGTGTTAGTGCTGTTACTGTTGATGGAGATTTCAACGTCTCTGCAAAACAAGCAGAAAGGAACGCTAACTCAGGTCATACACCTAAGTACATAGTCAAGTACCTAGCAGAAGATTACAAGCTTGCTAAGGAGAAGCATTACAACTACTGGAACTGGAAGAACAATCGTAATGAGAAAAGAAGTGCATTAGAAGAAGATTTCGGTTATGATACAAAACATGCCATGCACTTAGTACGATTACTACGTATGGGTGAAGAGATTCTTTCAGGTCAAGGTGTAATTGTTAAGCGTCCTGACGCTCAAGAGTTATTAGACATTCGAGCTGGTCAGTGGAGCTATGAGGAGTTATTAGCTTACGCTGAGACGAAGGATGAGCTGATTAGAGGCGAGTTGTACAAGAATACAAGCTTACCTAAGACACCTAACATTAAATTAGCTAGCAAGGTCTTGATGGAAGCTCAAGACATGTGCTGGAATTAAGAGGAGGGTTCGCAATGGGTGCTGGAGGATTGAGCTTAGCTTGGGCAGTTAAAGCTACCGCAGGTTATCGACTTGAAAACTATGATGGTGCTTTTATTGTCTACCCCGGTGCTGCTGCTGATTGCAAATCCTACTGTATTCAAGAGTCATTAGAAGCAGTTGTTATTAACGAAAAAACAGACCAAATAACCTTGGAGAAATACTATGACGCAACAGGAAAAAGGTACATCAATCCTAACTCGAACGGTTATTTTTAGTGGGGGTACGATGGTACATGTACGTCCTCATTTTAGTTTGTGTGCTCCAGCTTATGGTAAGGTGGGGAGATCCATAGGCGATTTGTTGACATCATGTACTGGTTTTAATAAAGGTTCACACCTTATCGAAGTCCTCAGTACAAATATGGCTGGTGGTAACCACGGTATTGAAACCAACAACGACCTTGATACAGCTTTGAGTGGGGTTCTGGCAGACCCTTTAACCAAAGTTATTGTTATGGCTGCTGCTGTTTGTGACTTCGAGCCACATCATTTAGAAAACTTTAAAATGATTACTCATGACTTCGGAAAGACTGAAGAACGTCTTAGTTCACAAGACAGCTACTCACTAACGCTAATACCTTCTGCCAAGATCCTTCAACGTATTAAACAGGAACGTCCTGATATCTTTCTGGTTAGTTTCAAAACTACCTCTGACGAGGACGTGACAGCTTTGATAAGTAAGTCTAAGCAGAACATGAGTGTGACAGAAGCAGATGTGGTCTTTGGTAATGATATAAAACGCCATTTTAACCTGTTAGTTAGTGGGGAAAGTATTACCTCTCTTGATAGATCGGGATGTGTGTCTGAGTTGGTTGGTATTCTAAAAGATGTTGTTGAGAAGTTCGAGGTATGACATTAGCCGGTATACCACTCAAGTGGATTCTCATTATGGCCTCAAGGGGGTTTTGATTATCCGCTCAAGCGATTTCTCATATACGACTCAAGCGATTTCTGATTCACGCCTCAAGCGATTTCTCATATACGGGTTTACACGTTTTTACACGAGAATTTGCTTTGAAAAGTGGATTTTTACGAATACGAATGAGAATCATTATCAAACGCGAATGATTATCATTCAAGGTGTGAATACGAATCATTATCATTATCAAACACGAATAAGAATCATTAGCATTTAGAAAACACCGCCCACTCTCTCTTCCTCTCTGATGAGATTCCGCTTAGACTTCCCTGCCTACCCCCTCTCAACAAGGCGAACTTCTTTCGCCCTCTCTCAAGTAGTGGGGCTATCTTAACAGGCTGATAGCAGCTGTCAACACTTTATTAAAAAGAATTTAAAATACTTTATTAGTAATGAGAATCATTCGCATTCGCTAAATAACGCCCACCTTCCCCTCCTCCGTAGTCAGAATGTATAGAGATCATAACATACTGATTAGCCCCGTCAACCACTAATTACAACTAATCACAAATAAACCTAAATTAAATTACCTATATAAGAAGCAACAACAAATCAAAAGTATTTTAAATTCTTTTTAATAAAGTGTTGACTCTCTCTGTAGCTTTGTTAAGATAGCACCACTTAAACAAAACGACTAAACAGGTACAAGCGAATGATCACTAAAACCTCTATTAATACAACTGTTATTCTAAAGCTTTTAAAAGCCTTTCGTGAAGCTCAAAAACACGGAATAGCCCATGTTAGGAATAGGAAAGGAAACGCCTTTTTAGCTGTTAGAAAATTCATTGTTAACGGTAAAGTTTTTTTCCAAGTGTTAGACAAACATGGTAACAATGTTAAAAGGTTGATAACTTCAATGGTTTGCTCTTTTATGAATGCTGATATTGTTTCTCATAATGTGGCTGGCCTTTTAGTGGATCGTTTAGCCTACCCTTTCCAATTAGGGCAAAGAGCTTAAAAAGTTCTTGACAGCTAAATAGATACCCTGTAAATTACAAACTCAATTAATTAAAAGGTTTAGAAAATGACTAATTCAGCGATGCAAAAAATCCGTAAACATCAAAAGCCAAAGACTAACAAGGATCTAGTCAAAGAGCATAAGAGCACAATTCGCAAGGCGAGAAAAAACCGCCATAATCTTTGGATTATCAAAGGAGATTTATTATAATGACTAATTTTCTAAACCGTAATGAAGTAGACGCCATTTTATTCGACTTACAAGGTCAAATGGTAAGTGTTGACTTTATCAAAAAAGATGGAACAAAACGTAAACTTAACGGACAATTAGTACCTAGCCCCGGTAGCCATAATGGGCATAGTAATCTATTCACTATTGCGCTAGCTAGTAGCAAAAAGGACAATAAAGCATTTCGTTCTGCTAGTCGTGATAAGATTACGCGAATTGCTGGCAAGGGTAAAGTTTTTGCTGTACGTAGTAGCCTAGCAAGCTTGATCTAAGAGGTTTTAGCCCTTAGCCTATGCGATTGTATAGGCTAATACTAAACCCTTTTAAACCGCCTTATAGGACGTTCTACGATGTTTGACGATACCACATTAAAAGCAATACATTGTTATAAATCCTTTGAGCAAGATATAAGCCACAATTACAGTTTTGACAGAAAAGTTGTTATTTTAAAAAGTGTTGACGGCAGCTATAGATTTTGCTATAAACGTGCATTAGACCAAGGTATACGCGCTTTTGATAGTTGCTTAATTGTGAGTAGTTCAAACACTATTACCAGTGTTTACACTGTACCTAGTAAGAGGCGGCAAAAAATAGCTAAACAGCTACTATTAGTAGCACGTTTAACACTTGGTAGTGTTTACCATAACGACCATTTAACGGTTAGCGGTAAACTATGGCGAGATAGTGTAGAAAACTTAAAATAAAGTGTTGACAGCTACTATCAACCTGTTAAGATAGCTACAACTTAAACAAAGAGAGCAAACAACCATGACTAAACTTACATTAAAAGCTGCTAAAAAATTCGGTGTCGTTACTAAAGGCAATAGCAAAATTCATGGTTCTACATTCTCTACTGATCCTTATCGTTGCAAGGTGGGATCTAAGCTTGTCAATGTCGAAGGTAGCACTTGCTCTAATTGCTACGCTCTTAAGCTTGCTAAAGTTTACCCAAGTGCGGCTAAGTCATGGTCCGATAACTTAGACTTATTTAGGGGCGCTGTTTATACTGGTGAGTTGCTAGAATGGTGTGAAGCAATCGCACATCAAATCAAAATGATTAGCAATCTAAAAGTTAAAAAAGGCGACAAAGGCGCTATGTTTCATCGGTGGTTTACAGCTGGTGATTTAGACAGTATGGATATGTTGCGCGCTTTTGTTAAAGTGGCTCAATTATTACCTGAAATCGAGTTTTGGCTACCAACACGAGAAAAGGCACTTGTTAGCCAATATAAAAACGGCCTTGGTGTTGTCCCTAGTAACATGGTAATACGTCTCTCAAGCGCAATAATAGACGCTAGACCAATACTAGCAGCTAACACTAGCACTACGCACAATAAAGGCGCTAAATCATACGGTTTTAAATGCCCAGCTCAAAAGACTAGCGGCAATTGTAACGATTGTACAACATGCTGGAATTCAGACATTAAAAACATTTCTTATGAAATACACTAAATAAGTGTTTACAAGCCATACTGCACAATGTAGTATGGCTTTATTAATCACTAGTAAGGAAGTAAGGATATGTCATTCAGTAGAGATCAAAAGTTTTGCGGTAAATGCGGTAAACCTTGCGAGGTTATCACTATTGACGATGGCATAGGTAGCCACGAATTTTGGGGTAGTGTGTCAATTCACCATGATTATATTACCGTATCGGATTGCTGTGAGAGTGAACAGTATTTTGATGAAATAGAAGCTTTTGAGGAGCTAGGTGATAGCCACTTACAAATTGATTTAAAATTGTAATTAAGTGTTGACAAGTTAAAAACCGCTTGATAAGATAGCTACACATTAAACGAAGCGAGTACAAAGTAATGATATATTCAACCATTACAACTGTTAAGAAAACTATTAACGTATTACCTCATAAAGTGCCAGCTATCAAAGATGCAGCTGCGAGGGGTGAGCAAGTTTTCTTCACTAATAGTGGCTATAATGCTAACAAAGGCACGGTACTCTTTGATGGTGGCTTAAATTATCATGTGTATGGTGGTAAACTGGGTCTAAGTCAAGAAACCATTGAACAATTACAAGCTAAAGGCTTGGGTATTCTGGACACAACAAAAGGCTTTTTTCAATTCGCGTATTATGAAAATAAGTAAATAAATACTTGCTAATAGCTGTCAGAGTGTTAAGATAGCTACAACTTAAACAGAAAGAGTATAAGACAATGAACAACCCAAACATGATTAAAACAGCCCGTAATATCCTAGAAACTTCTATCAATGCCGTAGATGCTAGCCCTAGCGATTACACGCTAACAGAGCTAAAGGAGCTTATGGCTGAAATTCTAGACAACACAGAGGTTGACTATTGTCTAGAGTTAGACGGTTTTGGTGAGGTTCGTTTAATTCATTCAGATGATATGGCTGAAATCTGGACCGAATCACTACTTGAGCAAATTAAAGACTGTTATGAACTTGATAAGATTCCCGCCTTTGTTTCTATTGATTGGGAACAGACCGTCGAAAATTGCAAGATTGACGGCATGGGTCACCACTTTTCTAGTTATGATGGCAACGAATACAGCTCAGGGGACTGGTATATATTCAGAACTAACTAAACCAAGTTATTTTAACAAAGTGCTTTACATTGTGAGAGCACTTGATTAAGATAGCTACAACTTAAACAAAACGAGTACAGCTCAATGATTAATCTAAATAATGTAGTTAAAGGTGTTTCTTGGGGTTCTATCTTGTTGACAGTAGTCACCGTAGCTTTAGGGGCCTAAAACAATGTTAGATACTGCAATTACGCTAACAGGTCTATTTGTCTTTGTAATGGTTTTCGCTATTGGTGGTAGTGTTATTACCAACAAACTGTTAAAATCGCTTAAAACGCCTCTCAGGGGCGCTACAAAGCATCCAACTAATTAAGAGAATGTATAGAAAAAGCTTGCTATTAGGATTAGTAAGCTTTAATATGTAGTTTCTTTCAACAGTAAAGCAAAAGCGAGTGCAATTTATGAGTAATGTCGTGTTAGTAGCAACTAGTTATACAGGTTTTTTAAATTCTCAAAAAGCTGTCAAGGAAGCTTTTGATAATGACAAGGATTTCATTATTAAAAACGTTACAGACAGGTACTATGGTAAACCCTGTAATAAGTCGGATTTGTTACAAGCTACAGAGTATAATTGTGCTCAAATTTATTATGGTAAGAATAACGCTAAAGTGGTTTGTATTTATTTCAAATAAGTGTTGCATTGTTCTCAAAAGTCTGTAATATAGATCTTACTTACTTAGACAAGCAAGGCAGCGACATGAAACAGCATACTAAAGACATACTAGGCGGATTCGTTCAAGTGGTTGAAGTGGCTGACCATGGCATAGTAGTTAGCTTGGTTGTCAAGTGTTTATTTCTTACAATTATTATTAAATAAGCCGCCACTTTGAGAGAGTGCGAACAGGTCGCTAGTAGGGATTCCAAATCTCGAACGCGCCTTATTAGGTATGCTCAAAGCTGGCGCAATTATTATTAAATAGGGTTGACATTATGAAAGCTTTAGTAACTATTAATTCAGTATTGACTGTTATCATTAGTGGTCGTGGGTGTCAAGAAATTGACGATAAAACAGCTAAGTTAGTTAGTGCTGGCAATCCTGATAATAAGATTAATAGCTGGTATGTTGAATATGAGAAAAAGTCAAATACAGCGCCAGTTATCAGTATCCATAAAAACGCTAGTTTGGATCTTTACAAACAAGCGTATGAGACAATCGAAAACTTCCATAAATATCGTAAATAAGTGTTGACAGCTTAAGCCAAGGTCTATAATATAGGCCTTACTTACTTAAACAAGCAATCAGGATTACAGAATATGAGCATTTTTACTAAATCAACAGTTATCGCATCCTACCCAGCATATGACATTATTAAGCGCGAAAAAGCTAGACAAGGTTATGTCAATCTTGTAGCTGGTGAGACCTTGGTAAAGTCTGACCATTTAGGCAGCTACAAAATCAATAGTGCGGTATCTTATGCCCTAGAGAATAATCAAGATCCTATTGAATCGTATAATCAGTGCCTGTCTAATGGTGACGATACCCATTGGATTAACGCTCAAGCGTCTAGCCTATCAGATTGCAAGGAAGCTAAAAAAGTTCATATTGAGATTGACTTTGAAACAACTTATATGTTTGAGGGTAAATGGTTCAATATTAAGCCATCTGCTAATAACAACCTAAGGTTAGTACCGGCAACTTTTATCTTGTAATTAAGTGTTGACAAGGGGCGCAAGCCCCTATACTATAGCTACTCATTAAACAAAACGAGCAAAGATTATGAAAACCTTTATTTTCTGGAATCCTGAAAAAGTTAGCGGTAACACTACTCTCAACGGTTATACGTGTACCGTAGGGGAGCTACAAACCTTTGAAGCGGAGGAGAGTATTAGTATTAGTAGCACTCTATCGTTAGTTGATGAGGAGCAAGCCAAGGCGTTTGTAGAAGCTGTTTTATGTGAAGGTGACTTAGAGCTACGCTATGCTGAAATAATAGACTTCCAGAAGCTCTTATCAGTAATGGAGTGCTTGATTGATACAGTACAGAGTACTACAGACCTAGAAAATGTCTATGATGACAGCAAAGAACAGTCTTTTAGCTGGCAGGAAGTTATGGAACAGTACCAAGTATTAAAAGTACTTGCTAAGGTTGAATAAGTGTTGACAAGGGGCGCAAGCCCCTATACTATAGCTACTCATTCAACAAAACGAGCAAAGACTATGAAAACTTCAAAAACCGTATTGTCAGACGCGATTTTCTACTGCATGCAAAGTGAAAAGCTTTGGGACCATAACGACCAAAAATTTAAGGTTTGTGTTGACGTTTTGCAGCTGCCTTGCTTGATTGATGGGGTGACTGTTAGCGGTCAAAGCATCGTTGACTATGCTAGTGACATGAAAGAGCTGTATGCTGAGGGTAGCTACAGCCCTAGCGAGTTTCATGACATGTTTATAAGTGTTGAGAATTTCTTAGAGATCCAATAAATAAGTGTTGACAAGGGGCTAGCGCCCCTATACTATGGTTACTCTTTAAACGAATACAGGAATTAAACAAATGTACTGCATTTACAGTCTAAACCATACTAGCCAGAAAACATATCTCACAGACTTGGATGGCGAGCGTGTAATCTACACAAAGGAGCTAGCAGAGCAACAACTAGAAATCTTTGAACAATTACCGTATAAGTCTTTGTATGTTACTTGGCATATGATCAAATATAGCTAATACAATCCAGCGAAAGCCTACAAAACCTCTAGTGGTTATCTGCTAGGGGTTTTTCTACATCTAGTGCCTACCAACAGTCTATACCACAACATGTAGTATGATACCATATGTTGTGGTACAAGTGAACCAATAACACTACATCTAGTGGTATATAAAAACTCTGTTTAATATAACAAAACGTTCTAGGTTAATTTATAACCACTACCACTACATGTTGTGGTTTGCAAGTTATTTTTAACTATTATGAACTGTATTCTAAAATAGTGTGGTACAATCTCTATAAGGGTTTTTATAAGGTCTTACAAAGCAGTTAAACGCACTATAAAAAGGTTTGTAAGCGAGTATAGCAGCTCCTCAAGAGAATAGATATACCCATAAGGCATAGCCAAAGGGTATAGAGTGTAAATACTATAAGAGACGTTTAAAGGCCTTTAAAGAGTATGATATTAAATAGGCCTTTTAAAACGTTTTAAGTAGAGTAAAACTTAATCACTCTAGTATCGGCTTTGCCTACTACCTCTATTAATACTAGCCTTATAGCGAATAGGCGAGCCGTTAAAGCTCTTATAAGCGAGTTTGCCTAGCATCCTATAAAGAGGGTAGGGTATAAGCTAACATTGCTTACAGGCTACTATAGGGGCTATGAGAGTTGTCAAGTGTTATTAGCTGCTAATATGAGTTGTAAATTCTTCTACATTGTCTCTTATTCTCTCTTATGGGTTAGACCCCCTCACATCTTTCCACATATGTCAAGCTTTATTTTAATTATTTCCTCTCGTTAATAAGTGTTGACAATACCCTACCAGCATGCTAGGCGTATCACTCTAGCTGCTAAGCAATTACCATGCCAGAACTTTCCAATAGTGTGAGCATACTAACAGCCCCTTGTCAACCCTTAATTAATCCTTGACAATACCCTTGCCCTATGCTAGGGCTATTCCAATCCTCATAGCACACACAAGGCCCCTTGTCAACCCTTGACATTATGTTATCAGTATGCTATGAACATCGGTATAGTGTGAGCATACTCTACACTCTATGTCAACCCTTGACAGTATGCTGATAGTATGCTAGTGATGATGAGGTGTTGACAAGGAGTTAACAGTATGCTAGCCACAGCATGAGAATGATTCGTATTAGCCATATGATAATGATTCGCATTCAACTAATAATACTTGACAAGGCGATGATAGTATGATAGTGATAATTAATAGTTGACAAGGCATTGATAGTATGCTAGGAGGATGATGAGAATGATAGTGCGAATGATAATGATTCGTATTCAATAAAAATATTCTTAAAAACCTATTGACTTTTGATATGGTTTTGTGGTACGGTTAAACACCTATACCGATAAGTTCAAATATTCAAAAGGTACTTCAAAGGGTTAACAACGTTAGGAGGATATTCTCCCTATAGGAGACAGGAGAAACCCCTTTCAATTGCTGATCGGGGTTATAAAAATTTGGAATTGTGAGGAAGAGGTGTACAATTATTGATCAATCTTGAAATGGTTCTTAAATGTAGTAGCACTTACATACCCTATCATCCCTCCTGTGTCACACCTACTCAGACGATACCGTTCAATCCCTCTGAAGCCTCCTAAGGGAGTTGCTACTACTTTGTCATGTAGTTGGTAACGTCCTCTTTGGTCTCTGACAATAGCCACAGCATAGACGTTCTTACCTTTTAGTTCCATTTATAAATCACCAGATAGTCTCTTGTGTACTCTCCTGTCTTGTCATTCTGTACCAAGGGTGAGGTAGGTACTATCTGAACCACAGCTACCGTTCTAGGGAGTGCATTAATCACATTTTTAAGTTTGGTAGCAGTACAGTCCTTAGCTTCATTACACATTGTCATATATTACTACCTCCTATATTATCACACAACTGAAGATCCGATAAGTCTCTTCTAAATACCTAGCAGTCAGTGGCATACACTCGTTATCCTCATCATCCCAAGAGAAAGTGATAGGACGCCCGTCTTCGTCTCTGAACTGATCAACCTCGTCTCTGACACACTGAGGTGCTCCTCCTAAACCTATTACAATTGAATCCCTACTCATGTTAATCTCCCATAACAGTTAGTTCTAATGCTTGTGTTATATGTCTCTTTATGATCCGGTAGCTCTCCTTCCCGTCTAATAGAGTACCATCATCATAAGCTAGTAGGAACTCCAGTTCGTTGTCAATCACATCATGAATGATCTTGAAGCCACTCCCATCGTATTTAAGATTTGCCATACTCTTAACCTCCACTTCTAGCTATAATATTAATATCCTGTTTACAGGTAGGGCTATAATCGTAACCACCTTTAAAGATCTTGCAAACATTAGGATGGTTCTCTGTATCTCTTATCTTGCATCCTACACCAACTTCCAAAGCCCTGCAAGTAAAGAACCCAGCAGTCTTTAAATACGCCTTGTTGTCCTCTAGTGTAAAGATATAAGGGTTTATCTTCTTAGCCCTACGCTTCGAAATAGGTGTCCAGTACTTACGGAGTAACCTACCATCAGTGTAACGTTTCGGATCTTTTAGAAGGTTAGGCCAAACCTTAGCGGGGATGTGAATTACCTCGCAACATTTGGTACACCTACCTGTAGTGGATATGCAACTCATACCACCCTCCACTTATATGTGTATTTACGTCTACCTTTAATAAAGTTCTTATTTGATTTTATCACAATTAACATTACATCTACGGGTAGGTGTCGATGAAGTTGATACTGAAGGTGTTTGGTGTTACAAAACTTGGGTACTGTGATTATAAGGATTCCTCCTATCACACTCTCCGTGATGTCAGCTCTCCACACCCCTGTCAACTTTAAGACGTTTTTTACATCTTGTCTAGTCTTTATCATACTAACCTCCTATATATTACCTGTTGCTAAATACTTAACCTTATCCCATAAAGTCGCTTTAGGGTCTTCTTCAAACCTTGTCTCCCACGTTTGAGGGGGTGTGGGGTTAGGTGCTAAGGGTGTGTTAAAATACGAAATAGCCTTTTCTAATTGTGTATCCAGTAACTCCCTCTGAGAAGGAATAGTATGAGAATTTTTAGTGAAAGTATACAACTCCTCTACCTCTCCTGTCCCTACATTAGTCCTGAACTTAAGTCTAGGCTTCTCAACATCTTGTTCTTCCAATGTAAGGAGTTCCTCGACTGCTCTAGCTATGGTGATCATACCAGAACCTAGGATATGATTCAACCCTACCTTATCTGTGTACCACGCCTCAAACTCTTCACCAGAGTCAAACTTGTCTAGGTAGTCATTGTATATTCCTGCACCAGTACTATGGTACTGTTCATACCACTTGAGTGTTTTTCTTTTAAACATAGACTATTCCTGTACCCTGAATATCTCAGAGAGTTCCTTAGCTTTAAACATAATCCACTCATTATCAAGTCGGTAAGTTTCTTGACCATCTTTACTCTCCACAAGCAGTGACCCCTCTACAGTGATATCCGTGTACCCTGTGTTGGTTCTTGAAACCAAAGTACTAGCTACTTTTGATAGCTGATTGTTTGTGGGTCTCATTATGAAGTCTCCTTAGGGTACACTATCACCTCAGCCTCGTCTCTAGCTTCCTTAGCTACTAACAACGCCTTAGCGTATTCACAGGCTTTGATAATAGTGTCTAAGGAACTTGGGTTATCAGTCCTAATCTCTAAGAAAGGGGTACGAACTTCTTCCTCAAGATTTTCTCTAGACACAAGATCACCTGCTTCACGTTCAATGTTACTTGTTGCGAGGACTATAGCAGCCACTCCACTTGATTTGTAAATACCTGCACTTACTACTGTCTTACCATCACCTAATTCTAAGGTAAACATATTAATTCTCCTTATGGTTAAAGTTATCTCTACAGCCCTTGCTGTACATAGAAGTCATTAAGTTTAAACTTACTCTTAGCTTCACCCAAGATAGTGAAAGCTTCATGATACTTCTGCACACGTAGTGCATCCTTAACTGACAGCCCCTTTAAACGTGTGATACAAGAGTTATGCTCCAGATCCTTACGCTTAACTCGTATGGCATCTAAGTTAGTTGTGATACCTGCAATGTAGGTCTCAAGATAGTCATCACCATCTTTGTGGGTTAACAAGTCTAATGCACCACGAACACGAGAGCTAAACCCCTCTACCAGAAGATACCCCATAGTGATTTGACTATCCTCAATCACATCATGTAACACAGCGATAGTTGCTAGCTGTGTATCAAACATTAATTGATTCATCAAATGCAGTGGATGTAAGATATAAGGTTTACCACCCTTATCGAACTGTCCTGTGTGAGCTTTTGTGGCTATCTCAATAGCTGTTGCTAGTTGTTCCATTTCGTTCATATATAATTACTCCTTAAAAGCGTTATTAATAACTCTGGTAGTTCGATAAAGGTCGCTATCTATATAGGCGATACCACCAGTCCGTTTAACTAGGTCAACAACAGCTTTAAGACTTCTCAACTGGAATTCATCGAATCCTTCTGGAATCACATGTAAGATGGTGACCTTACCTTTGGTATTAGCTGAATCTACTACTTCCGCTATACTGAAAACACCTGTCATCTTTTTGGTGATAACATAAAGGTGAATATCACACTCCATTTCTTTTTCATACTCTTCTATCGCTTGACAATCTGGTGTCCAATCCTTAACAACTGGATTGAAGGATGATACCCCTAGGGACAGAATAAGATAATCCCTCCATGACGTACCAGCACAAGTTCCACCTAAAAATACTTTACTCATATTAACCTCCTAATAATTCAACATACCCTTCCAAGCTTCCTAACATAGCCTCATCCAGAAAGGTATACAAGCGTTTAAGACCTTCAGGATCTAATGTGACGCTAGTCAAAACCCTCTCACCATTTGTCATGATCTCGATATTAAGCTCATCAATATTAGGCATGTGTGTAAGAGTGATAGTATCCTCTGGAGATAGGTTACAGGGTAGCGTTAAGACACTAATGTCACTCATCTTGTTTCTCCTTAATTTGCTCAATCATGTGATATTCTACCATGATTTTGTGATATCTGCAAGTAAATTCATGCTCCATATAATCAGGAGTCTTGGTACAGCAATCACAAGACCCTATGACATCTACCAGCATCTTTAACTTCCTATCAGTAAGGTCCGTCATCAACATCCCCACTGGACTTAGAAGCTTTGAAGGGTTCACCATTACCCATCATAAGGATTGTACCTACCATCACCTCCTCTACTGTACGACAGGATTGTGTGACCCTCTGTGGGGTTGCTCTCTTAAGGGCTTCCATACGTTCTTTGTATTCCCTATGAGCTTTATAACGTGTGTAGACTATACCTACCCCAGTTAGCACCAACAACGCTAAAAACACTGTTAAAGTAACCATATCTACTTCTCCTTCTTAGCTGCTGCAACTAACTGATTAGCTAATTCCATTAGAGCGAAGTTAAGATTAAAAGGCTTGTCCTTCTTCTCTACTCCATCTTCAAGAGACAAAGTGATCTTCACACCCTCTGCCTCATCTTCAAAAATCTTTGTATATGTCTTCTCTGTCATCTTTTAAACCCCTCTCCTAACGCCGAAACTGTGAATAACACGCAGACTACAAATAACACTATAGCTGCGCAGGTAATAGCCCCTACTACTGCAAGGAATGTTAGCATGTTATCTCCCCACGACCTTTAACAGTCTCTGTACCTGTGTCATCAGGACCACCTGTAGCCTGTTCCCAACATACTCCCATAATAAAGCCAATAGCTAACACCGCAATAAAGCTTAAACTTAAAATCAAACCCATATCAACTCTCCTTAAATATTGATGCATAGATATTATGCACTTGTTTTGTAATCCTACCACCGTTTAAGTGGTCTAGACGCTGTAAAAGCACCATAGCTTCGTTATTGTCTCTCAAGTTGTAAGTGGGTATACCTAATTTCATAGCTAGGTTAACAGCAGTCCTAGTCCCACCAAGAACTTGACCATACTCATCTGTTGGTGCGTAGTAGACTACAAAATCACTCTTAACCTTCTCCTTACCAAGCACCTGAAAGACGTTACGAGCGTGGAAAGCTTGTGTCATATCATCCATCTTGTCGAATTTAGGTAGAACCTCAGACTTTATCAACTGTTTCCTCGCCCATTGGAAAGCTTTATCATTCAAAGTCAAGTAATTGACACCATCAATGTTAGTAGCCTTCCTAAAACCACCCCAAGGTAGGTAAATTGATGTCTTATTAGGTGAAATGCTTGCAGCACCTCTCTCAAAGTTAATATCACTACCAGATGCATGACCTGAACGCAGCACTAAGCCCGCATGAGCAAGGTGAGCAGCAATAGCCACTTGAGCGAAAGCTACTTCTACGGGTACTCCCTCTTCCCTACAACCAATACCTGTATAAAACATCAGTGTACCTCCGACGAGAAGTTCTGAGGTACTATTTTACCTTCAAAAACTGCTTTAACCAGACGTTGCCTCATCTCGTCCTCTTCTTTTTGGAGCTGCATTAATTCTTGCAGCGAGAGTAGTATCACCTTCATCTTTTGACCTCCTATCCATAACTGTACCTTTTAATGAATGTTTACACATCCTACCGATCATAACGTTCCTGTTCGGGTTACCTGTGTTCAACAATACACTAAGAGAAGTCTCATTGTCAAATAATTTAGTGTTACTTAACCCGAAAACTTCATCAATTAGGGCTAGAAACTCTTCTTTGGAAGTGGTTTTAACGTGATTAATGGTCATATACTCCTCCTAGTAACTCCAAAGCCTTGGGGCTGCTCTACGTTCATCTAAATGGATAAAACGGCTCCCTGAGTCTCCTGTGAGGTTTATACCTATACCTGTGTATCCAAGTGCAAAGGCTTGTTTAACAATCTTGTGGCAATCTTCTGTCGGCACTCGAAAGTCGATGGCGGCAATGCTATGATATCCGGGTTTGGATTTGTCCACTTCGATAGGATGGGTTGGGGAACGATAAGCACTATTGACATACATAGGCTTATCGTACCAATCACGGATTTCCTGAATACCGTCCATAAGTTGTGTGAATTCTTCGACATTGGGGTTTTCCTCTCCAGTGTGTTGGCAGACTAACTCTTCTTTTGTGAAGTTAGGCCAGCGATCATAATCATACATAATCATGTTCCTCTTAGTTAGAATGTTGTTGGTTGAGCTATCCCTCGGATCACCCACATAAAACCTTGTTGTAAGTTGGTCTTACCTAAGGCGACACACCGTTGGTCAATAGCATCAGAACCCTCTATCTTGGCTAAGAACTCTTTGCATTCTTCTGCTAGGGCCTTACCCTCGTTCATCAGGGCTATCTCTGCTACGTTAAGGTCTCTGTAACCTTTGATCATCTTGTGTTGGTTGTCCATATTACATCTCCTTGTTTAAATGGGGTCTTTCACCGTTAACCCAACCTGAGTAACTAACCTCGTAATCCTTTCTTTGGAAGGCGTAGTGTATCACTACATTGTTGGTATTGACAGTAGTTTCTGTGTGATCATGATCTACTTGTAGTAGCCAGCACCGCTCTGAGAATATCATGTCATCTACGAGGTTGCATAGTTCACAGTCATCTTCAGGGTGGGGCTTGCTTAATAGCAGATCCTCAACATTACAGATAGCTTGTTCGGCTTGAGACTTTGTAGGGTTGTGGATAACAAACCAACCTTTGTGAGTAGGGTCAGTGTTCAATAACCTTCGTTGGATAGCACCCCTGCTAACCCCAAACCGCATAGCAATAGGTGTTATACTGGGGTATAGTCCTTCTGGGGTATTATATACTCTTGTAAATTTAGCGTTTCTTACTCTTTTAAACAAAATAATGTCCTTTTTCCGGTGGGTATACAGTTTTATCTTTTTATGTGTTATAGTTTATTCCCTCTTTAAAGCTTCTTTTAGGTTCTCTTAACCTAACCTTTAGGGATTTAGAGTAAGGGAGGGATTACCCCCTCCTTTGTTTACTTAAACCCCTATATATTTAAAGTATATTAATAATCTATAAAGACCTTTAAAGCATATTTATAGCTAATAGGGTATCACACAATTCTGTATTGTCAACCCCCTAATTATAAACTATTTTAAGGGGACAATAATATGCAGACTAACAGTGATAAAGATGCTGAAAGCCAAGCAGAACGAAGTGATGTGGAATTAAACGAATTGTTATCAGAGGTTCCTGAGTTAGAGGACTCGATAGAACAGAATAAGGAACCAGATGATGAGTGATACCCCTGTAGAGGAAACAAGCCAAGAAGACCCTCAAAAGCGTAAAGGCTTCGGAAGTAATCCTGAGAATATCAATAGGAAAGGTAGACCTAAAGGCAGTCGTAACAAGTCTAAGCTTATTCAAGCTCAGTTAGCATTTGACGACTATTCAACTCTTGCAGTAGAACGTCTAAAGCAGATCATGATGAATGATACAGCTGCGTTAGGAGTGAAAGAAGTCCCCGTATCGATGCAAGTACAAGCTGCTAAGGTAATCATTGATAAGGCTATCGCTAACGAGAAAGAGAAAGACGCCAAGGCTAAAGCTAATACACCTACTAGGGAAACCCCGCAGGTTCCTAAAGTCTTTTCAACAGCTTCAGCAAACTAATTCAAAATAGGTGTTGACAGAAGCTGAAACAGGGCTTATACTTGTCGCATACAAATTAAAAGCCCCTTACTTAACAGGAGAAAGCTTAGTTTACGAAACTAAGGATCAGGGTTCGAGTCCTTGAGGGGCTGCCAACATAGGAGAAGTTAAAATGAAAGTAACATGCAGTAAAGTTAAACGTCTCCGACAAGGTGGCGGCTCTAGTAACAGTCCTACAGTTACCAGTAAAGTAACAGCATTCCGATGGCAACCTAAAGACCTAAGCGATATTAAAGGTATTTAGGGTTACGGACACAAGGTGTCAGAAGGATTCCAAACCCTTCTTACGGGGAGCATTACCTCGGTAGCCTGCCAAAGAGAGAACAACGGATTAAGGGACAGGTACTTGCATCCTGCTTATCGACGCTGTAACAAGCTTAGCAAGAAAAGTAAAATAAAGAGTTGACATATACAAGAGTCGTGTTATTATAACCACTCTTGAAGAAAGAAATCCAAAGTAACTTAACAGAAACTAAGGAGGACGATATGCAAATCGGGGGCTAAAGACCCTCAGCCAAGAAAAGTAGAATTAACTGTTGACAGTGAGTAAAAACGTGTTATACTGTGCAACATAACTTAAACTAACCCATAAGGAGGGTTTCAATGAAACAATCAGACAAACCCAATAAACTTATGGGTGTGTAGCTCAATTGGTAGAGCAGGGAGCTTTTAACTCTCAGGTCGTCGGTTCAATCCCGACCACACCCACCAAAGAGTGTATTTAAAGGAGACCTTTAACCACAACAGTTATAACATCGTGTTGATGTAGAAACAGTAAAGTTAGAGATCTCGTTTAAGTATATTCACTTGAAATAGATAATTCAGTGTAGCCTAAGAAGCAGCTTGAATGTACTTATAGATCCTTTTAATTGACACATAGCAGCTAGTAATGAGTGACTAATTAGTCAATGTGTTCTATAAAATATTAACAATGAAACATTTGCTCTACGCACTAAACAGTAGAAACACATCTTATAAAGAAGATTAGTGGATGTAGAGCACTTAATTAAGGAGATTATCATGGAATCACGAGAGATTATAACCGATCCCAGATAACTCACCGCAAACTATAAACGGTTGTGGTGGGTTTTATTTAGGATCACTACAACCGAGTGTGGGGCAGTTTGGTAGCCTACTCTGTTTGGAACGGAGGTGTCGCAGGTTCGAATCCTGCCACTCGGACCAATTTTTAAATTGTGTCCTTATAGTTTATATGGTTAGAACGGTGGGCTTTCACCCCGCAGAACCGAGTTCGATCCTCGGTAAGGACACCAATGCTCTGGTAGCTCAGTTGGTAGAGCAAACGGTCGATAACCGTTAGGTCATTGGTTCAAGTCCAATACAGAGTACCAAATTAATGCGGATAAGCTTAAGGTTAGTCGCTGGGTTTCCAACCCATGTAGTTAGGGTTCGACTCCCTGTATCCGCTCAAACATTGACAGCAAGATCTGAGGAAAGGTGGTTTCATGCAGTGAGATGCAGTCCTCTATAAATCTCGTAAAGCTCCTAATGTAGGAGTCGAACCACACGCTGTTAATTAGTCCATATGCTTTGGAAGAGTAATGGACGACCAAATTAAAGGTTTTGTAGCTCAGAGGCAGAGCAGTCGGTTGTCAGCCGTCAGGTCGGGATTTCAAAATTCCTCAAAACCGCCAATGCTCGAATAGCTCAGTTGGCAGAGCGCCTCCCTTGTAAGGAGGATGTCGTGGGTTCAACTCCTACTTTGAGCGCCAAATTAAACGGGGGTGCTATAGACAAGGCTGGATAATTACCAGATGATATAGATTCCATCTCCGACCAAACAATTGCGGTATAGAGAAGTGGTTATCTCGTTGGGTTCATAACCCAAAGATCGGGGGTTCAAATCCCTCTACCGCTACCAAACATTAATTAATACAAGGCTGTATATATTAAATGAGCGTGATACATTTAACGACTAAGATACAAGAAACAATTAAAACGATCCTTACCCCTTTGGAAAAGACTGAAATGGAAGAGGTGATCGAGTCAGTAAATGATGAAAGTACTATTCGAGGCGAATGGGCTTTTGAAGCTGGTAAAAAGGCTAGAGATGTAGGAAGAACTAATTCACCACCTGAAGTCTACGATGTTTTAGTAGACTGAAGTTACTTAACAAGTACAAACAATTCCTCGTGGGGCGCAAGGTGTGCCGAGTGGCTGTTAACCACTGTCGTAGTAACGTTCGATTCGTTAACGGGGAGCCAATTTCGACTAGACATACTTAAATCGTGAGTTCACGAGCCTTCGGGTGGGTTGGTCAAGTCTCTGTTAATATGGAGACAAAACATGAAAGTTTGCACTTTGTGCGAAGAGAATAAACCCTTAACCGAGTTTAGGAAAAGGGCTAATAGAACCGGGTATCATGTACACTGTAAACCCTGCCAAGTCCTTTACGTGAGTAATAGGAGAAGGGAAATAAAGAAGCAGTGTCTTGAGTATAAAGGTGGGTGTTGTTCAAAGTGTGGTTACGATAAATCAGACTATGCTTTAGAGTTTCACCACAGAGACCCCGAAAAGAAAGACTTCAGTATAAATAGAGGAGCTTCTTTAGTTTTTGATAAACTAAAAGAGGAACTTGATAAATGTGACTTACTTTGTGCTAATTGCCACAGAGAGGAACACGAACGATTAACACATACACTAGGAGATTCGTCATTATGAACTTTACTTATCAACATAGCCAATTTAGTTTCCAATATTACTTTAGTTAGATAAGTAGGTTCCCGAGTGGATGCTTATTTAATATAGGGTCTGCTCGCATGATGGAGAATGCACCGCACTGTAAATGCGCTACGAGAGTTGTCTTGGTTCGATTCCAAGTAGGCCCACCAAAATTTAGGAAGATTGGCAGAGCGGTAATGCAGCTCCCTGCTAAGGAGTACAGTCGAAAGGCTGCGTAGGTTCGATTCCTACATCTTCCGCCAAGGGTCTGTAGCTCATCTGGTAGAGCATCGGTGTGAAGTACCGAGTGTAATAGGTTCAAGTCCTATCAGGCCCACCAAATTATAGTGGTGGTCTAATGCAAACAGGTGAGCAGCTGGATTGTGATTCCAGTGATATGGAGTTCGAGACTCCAAGGCCACACATCTATTCTATCAACGTCGAGGAGACTGTTATGGATACAAAAACGAAGGCTAAACAAAAGAAAGCCCTTCAACTTGGTATGAACCCTGCCACAGCGAGTGGTAGGTTGGTTAAAGATACGCTATTCCGCTTAGCTGTATCTACAGGACACAAGTGCTTCCAGTGCGGTGAAGAACTAACCAGAGAAACGTTCTCCATAGAGCACATGGAACCGTGGTTAGATAGCGAAGACCCTAAAGGTAACTTCTTTGACCAAGGTAATATAGCTTTTAGCCACCTTAGTTGTAATCGTGCAGCAGCCCGCCCCAGACCACGTACAGCAACTCGTGCAGAGGCACAAGCTACCTTTCGAGGTAGATTGGGTAAAACCGAACAGGCTAGACGACGAAAGGAGCAGTACCAACGTACAGGCACCTAGACACCAATTAATAAGGTTTTTATTATGAGTACAGAAGTGTAACTTACGTCAATAAGACGACAGTAAACATCAAAATTAAGGAGCTACAAAAGCTTCTTAAAACTGCACAGAACCCCATTATAAAAGATAGGCTTCTGGTAGACTTAAAGTCATATAGGGCAATAAAGCACCTATTAGATCAAAAAGATTAAAAGGAAATATACCAATGTTCAAAATTACTTACATACTATTATCGCTCTCGTTATCCCTTAAATAGGGAGGATGAGTAGCACCTTATCTTCCTTAACAATACATTGGAAGGTAGGGCTTAGTGGTAAGCAACTAGTCTTGAAAACTAGCCCTGTGTAAAAGCAGATGGTTCGACTCCATTACCTTCCTCCAAACAATCGCTCCGGTGGTCAAATTGGAATAGGCAGCAGACTTAAAATCTGTGGATTGCGAGTTCAACTCTCGCTCGGAGCACCAAACATGGGCTGGTATAAGAATTGGCATATTTGCCTCGCTTAGAACGAGGAGTTTTCGGGTTCGAGTCCCGATCAGCCCACCAAATTCAAGACTAACCTCTAGGGCCTCTAGCTCAATTGGTTAGAGCACTCGACTCTTGGGAAGGCCCACCAAATCCACTAGATAGAACACCAAACCCTTGTTAAACGACAGACGGAGGTGAACAGACGGCTTAGTATGCGTCATATCTTGGCTTGCAGGAAAGACTGCTATAAGGCTCGTCGTGAGACGCCCTGCCCCACCCACTACTTATTAAGGTTCTCATGAGTGCTAATGTTTACAGACCCCAAGAGGGTGCTCAAGAAATAGCTATGAATGCTCCACAGGACATCGTAATTTATGGTGGGGCTGCTGGTTCTGGTAAAACGCACTTAATGCTACTTAGACCACTATTACAAATTCACGATCCAAAATTTAATGCTATCTTCTTCCGTAGAACAGGCCCTCAGTTATCTGGTGCTGGTTCTGTATGGGATGAGGCTAAACAACTTTATTCGGAATTCGGAGCACGTATCCGAGAGAATGATAGAGAGATCATCTTCCCCTCAGGTGCGAAGATTAAGTTTTCTCACATGGAACACGAAAAGAACAAAATAGACCACCAAGGTAAGCAGTATACTCATGTCTACTTTGATGAAGGTACACACTTTACTCAAGGCCAAATAACATATCTTATGTCTCGACTGCGTTCGGCAGCTGAGGTAAAGAGTTCTATGTTTATTTCTTGTAACCCTGATCCTGATAGCTTCATCGCCCAATTAATTGATTGGTGGTTAGATGAAGATGGCTTCCCAGATAAAAAGAAGTCAGGAGTTACCAAGTATTATGGTAGTGTCAAGAACGACATATACTTTACAGATACTGAAGAGGAGATGGCTGAACTGTATCCACAAGTTTGCTGGGTATGGAATCCGTTAACAGAAAAAAAGATTTACGTACCACCAAAGACTATCACCTTTATAGGTGGGACTATCTTTGATAACCCTGCCTTGATTATGGCTAACCCTAACTATCTTGCTGAGCTTAACGCTTTGCCTCAGATAGAGAAGGATCGTTTATTACATGGTAACTGGTATGCTAGACCTGAAGGTTCCTCACATTTCCAGAGGAAATGGTTAACAGTTGTAGATCGAGTTCCAGAGTCAGCTATTAATTGCAGAGCTTGGGATAAGGCAGCTACAGAACCTTCTGAAAAGAATACTCACCCAGATTATACAGCCTCTATAAGAATGGCTAAAGATCGTCATGGTTTCTTCTACTTGATAGGAGACTTTCAGGAAGATAACTATGATAAAAAAGATTGTAAACAGAATAAGGTACTTGGACGATTCAGAGAACGTTCCGGTAGGCGAGACGTACTGATACATAAACAAACGGAACACGATGGTAGTAGTTGCACTGTAGTCTTTTCACAAGACCCCGGTTCAGCTGGTATAACGGAATTCACAGAATCCGCTAAGAAACTTATTTGTGAGGGATACGTGGTTAAAAAAGATCCTATGCCCACACAAAGTGGTAAGCTCACTAGATACCTACCTTTTTCAAGTGCAGCAGAGAATGGACTTGTTTACTTAGTCAAAAACACTTTCAACCCTGCAACACTAGAAGCATTCTTTAAGGAGAATGAAGCTTTTGATGGGGAGAGGTCTAGTGACCACAGGAAAGATGATTGGCCTGATACAGTTGCTTCTGCTTTTAATCACTTATCCTCTGCACGAACAGTTAGATTGGTATGTCGTAACCAAAACAGAACGAGTACGATGGCTTCAGAAATACTCGCTACAGAGTCTGTTAAGGTTTCCGATCTTGAACGGATGGATATGAAAATTTAAAATAATTTAAACAAAGGGGTCACAATTAATGACACAAGAGAATAAACCAGATCGCCTAGTAATCTTATCTAAAGGTTTCGGCGCACGTTTTGAAAAAGAATTCTTCCTGCGAATCCAAGAAGCATTTGATGGTGGTTATCGTATCGCAGAAACAGATCTACGTGATGACGTATCTATGCGTAATTTCCGTGGGCATCAGGGACGTGCTGTATTGTATCTAGAAGGTACTGCTCCTGAGAAGTGGACCCCAGTGGTTGTTAAAGCCGAGGCTGAACTGGTAAAGGACAAAGCACCTATTGTTAAAGAAGAAGTTAAAGAAGTGGCAACAGGTGCAGCAGAGAATAAGCCACTTTCCTCTCTTGAAGAACTAAACACACTATCAAAGGCTAAAGAGCTTAAAGAGTTCGCTGTTAAGCACAAGATAGAACTTCCAAACGATGTTAAGGCTGCTAAAGCTATCAAGAAGTTTCTCCAAGATAATCTAGAAGCTCTGGATGCTCCAGAATCTTAATCAATAAACCCTCTGTCACAGGATAGATAATATGTCTGATATAGAAAAGGCAGAGAGTACTAGTACAGTGGTGACCCGTCCCCTTACAGAGAAGGGTCAACCTCAAATACTGACATCAACCCGCTTTATACAAGACCAACGAAAAGTTGACTTGGTAATGCCTAAACGTCTATGTACGTTCGATAAGATGGCAGAGGATGATGCTGTAGCTAACTCTATAGATGTTACCAACATCTTGGTAACCACTGCAATAAAGAATGGGGAGTTTGTTTCTCCTAGTGGAAGTGCATCTAGTAAGTTAGCAGCAGACTTTCTTAATTACGCAATCAGGAATCTAACTTCAGGTACTTGGTTAGAGTCTGTGAATAACTCTACTACTGATCTTCAGTATGGCTTCTCATTACAAAACATTGTAGTGGAAACTAGAAGAACTGGTCAGTTCGCTGGCGCTAAAGTCCTTAAGAAACTATCCCCACGAGATCAAAAGTCAGTTTTTGGTTGGGTCTGGGATAAAAGTTTACGAGATTTAAAAGGTTTTGTACAGAAGCCTAACAGGGTACAACTCAGAGAACCTAAAGCATCACAATTCGAGAACGGGATTTTACTTTCTAGTATTTCAGGGGGTTTGTTAAGACCTCGATACCCGTTTATTAGTAAACAACAAATGCTTCACTTCAGGCATAACCCTACTAACAATAATCCACAAGGCGACTCCCCATTAACTCATATCTATGATGCGTGGCTGGAAAAGAAACTTGTAGAACGTTACGAAGTAGTGGGTGTATCTAAAGACCTTGGTGGGGCTGTCGTATTACGAGTTCCATCTGAGTTAGTAGAACGAGCTAACGATCCTGTAACCTACCCTGTTGAAGCAGCTGAGTATTCGCAACTTCAAAAAGACGCAGGCGCATTACACGCTGGTGAATCTAGTTTTATTGTTTTGACCTCAGATGTGGATGAAAACACAAAGACGCCTTTATTCGATTTCGAATTAAAAGGTATTGATGGTGGTGGTAAGCAGTACAACACTTCTGACATTATTGATCAGAAGCGTAAAAGTATTTACAACATGTTTGGTACTGGTTTTCTATTAACTGGTCAATCTGGGCATGGCTCTAACGCTCTATCATCTAACCAAATGACTACTCATGACTACTATGTTAATCGTAGTGTTATGTGGAAAGAAGATGTTATCAACACCCAATTGGCACCACGTCTTCTTGCAATAAACAACATAAAGTTAGATTGGAAAGACATGCCGGTGTTTAAGTCAGCTGATCCTTCCAAACCTGACCTAGATGTTGTTTCTAAAGTGTTACAACGTGCTGACTCAGTTAATGCTCTAACACCTAAAGCGTTTGAGTCTTTATACGCAGATGCTGGGTGGAGCACTGACGGGCTAGAGGAGTTCCTTGATAAGCGGGCTGCTGATGCAGAGGCTGCTGCTACAGCTGTTAACGAAAGTAAAGCTGGTGGTGCTAACGGTGGAACAAGCGGTACAGGTAACTCTCAAAGCGGTAAATCTGGTGGCTCTAACACTAATAACAGTGTTGCTAAGAGCTTAAGAGTTGAAGGTGATAGAATCATCGACAATGATACTGATGAAGTAGTTAACCTTGAAGAATTAGACGATGAAGGTAACTACAAATAACCCCTTTAAAAGAGAGCAAACAATTATATGAATATTAATGTAGATAAAGCTACGGTGGAAAATCAACGCCGTTTACTGTCAGATGCGGTTACTGATGGGTGGGTAACAGACTTTGATCTTGATAGTAGTGAGGTGTTTATTGAAAGATGGCAGGGGGATAAACATAGAACATTCCGCCACACTTTCACTATGACAGATACCTCAGTGGAAATTTCTGAAGATAGTACAGAGGTTATACGAACTACTGATTTTAAAGATGTTGAGAAATCTCTAGAAGTACCTGTCACAGAAAGTAAACTTATGGCTATACTAGACAAGTTCTTCGGTGGCTCTAAGCGACAGGTTAACGTTATCAAGCAGTTTGGTGATGACAGCGAAATGTATTGTATCGAGCCTCTTTATACTGCTCCCGGTGAGACAGATGGTCATGGCGATGTCATGGATCTGGAAGGTCTTACTGGAATGGTTGACAGCATTAACAAAGCTAATGACGAAGGCCGTTTGCAGAATGGTTTGTTTCACAAGCACAAGACAAACGTATGGTCTCTTGAGAAAGCTTGGATCAACCCTACCGAATGTATGATCGGAGACACATTGGTTCCTGAAGGTCAGCCTATTGCTAAGACAGTCTTCAATAACGAACGTGCTTTCCAAATGCGTGTTGATGGTGATATCTCTGGACTTAGTATCGGAGCACGAGCGACAGGTACTGTTGATCTGACTAAAGATCTAGCCGACATCCAAGCACGTCCTACAGCTGTTCGTAAGCTACTAGGTGTACACTTCGACTGGGATCACCCAGAACTAACATACACAAGTCCTTCTCAAGGAGGAGCAGCCAGTTTGAAAAACGAATCATACGAAATTAGCAAGGCCAAGAAAGCTACAATCAAAGACCTTGATAAAGAACAAACATTAATCTTGAAAGAGATTGATGAAGAATTTGTCTCACTTGAAAAACATTTAGGTGTAGATGATAACCAGACCCCTTCTTCCTCGGCTGAGGCTAAGGTTGGGGAAGATAACCAAGTAACTAAAGGTACTAATATGACTGACGTAACTCGTGAAGAGTTTGAAGCCCTTCAAAAGGCACTGGCAGTTTCTGAGGCAGTAAACGCATTAAGTGGGTACGGTTTTGAAACTGATATTAATAAAGCCGTAGCTGGCGCTATCGCTGCTCTGGACGACGAAGGTAAGGAAGCTGTTACAAAAGCTTTCGATGCACTTGTAGCTCGTACAGAAGCAGAAGTAGAAAAAGCTAAAGCAGCTACCCCTGAAGAAGAAAGCGAACTGTCAAAAGCTCTCTCTAAAGAAGCTGGTGAAGGTGGTGAAGCAGAGGAGCCTGTTGAAAAATCTCTTGCAGAACGTGCTCGTGACGCCCAAGATAAAATGAAAGGAGATAAGTAATGCCAGTTAACGCTACCGCTCGTAAATTCCTAACCGATCTAGTAAAAGCTGTTGATAACTTCGCTGAAGATACAGCTGTTCGTTTTAATTTTGAAACCGTAGGTGTAGAAGGTTCTGGTGATGTCGATAACATTGGTATTCCTCTGTTGTGGGACGAAACTGCCGCTGCATTCCTAGAACTAGCTGCTCCTGCTGATTGGACTGCTAGTGTCGTTACTGCTGTTGGGGATGTTGTCAAGCCCACTACTCGTGACGGTAATGAGTACGTTTGTACTGTAGCCGGTACTACTAATGACACTGAAGGTGAGCCTACTTGGGTCACAACCCTTGGTGGTGAAACTATCGAAACTGATTTAGTACAATGGACAGCTCGTAAAGCTTACGCTGTAGATTCCGCAGGTACATCACCTCTTAAGAACAAGTCCCGTATCGCTGTAACTGTAGGTGATCTGTTCGGAGTAGGTTTCAACAAGAAAGATACAACTCTGTCAGGTACTCCTGTAAATATGACAGTTATTTATCGTGGTGAAGCTGCCTTGATTAATGAAGGCTTTATCTGGGGAAGTGTTGCAGCTGCCGACCAAGCTGAGTTCTTATTAGCTCTGGAAGACGCTCGTATCACAACTATCACCAATGCTGAAGTTGTTTCTCCAACATTCACTTCTTAATTTAAGGATAACAATACATGAAAATTGAACAAAGTGGAATCGAATTCGATAAGGCGCTAAGCCCTGCACAAGGAAGCGATTTTGAGATGGAGGACGTAAGTCCTCTCGTGGAACGAACTGAGGTCTCTCCGGGCCTCTTGACTGCCCTTTTAGGTGGGATGACTAACGATGTTTTCCTAGAAACTAATACCATCAAGTATGATGAACTGGATGACACCGCTCAGTTGCCTGACGGTAAGGCGTTTGATGCTTACGGTCCAGACATTCAGAAAGACAAAGCTCGTCAGTTAATCTACGAAGTAGGTTCTTTCGGGATTCGTTCTAACGTAGCTCCTAAGGATTACGCAAATAAGCGTGTTCCCGGTACACAGGAACTAATGGATGAAGCATACCTGTTAGGTCGTATGAACATGAAGGCTGAGAAGTCTTGGGCAATGTTCGATGAGCTGGCTTTTGCTCAGCTACTGACTCTGGATACAAACATCACTCGTGGTGGTCCTCAGCCAGTATACAACTACCATACAGATATTCTGGGTGGTGCTCGTCCCGCTAAGATCTCTATGAACTTGGCTGGTTCTGTAGATCACTTCCAACTGTTTGCTGAGCAACTTGACTTGCTGGAAACTGACGTTGAGAAGACCAACAACACTATGGATATGCCAGTGGTTATCTGTGGTAAGGACTTCTTCAACACACGTCTGACTATTGAGAAGCAAGAAGGACTAGCCCGTGATATGCGTGGTATCCTTGATCTGCAAACAATGGGTGTACCAACTAGTAGCTTCGGTTCTGGTAATGGTCGTTTCCAATATCAGTGGTTCGATTCTTTCGACGGTCTACGTTACATCCGTTACAGTGCCTCTATTCTGGGTACTAAGATGATCGGTGACGACGATGCTTACTTGATCCCTATCGGTGCTGAAACGTTCATGAAACGTGCTTATGCTCCTGCTCAGACACGTACATACGTTAATACCACTGCTCAGAAGCGTTATGCTTGGAGTCGTGAGCATGAGCGTAATGGCGTAACAATGAATCAGGAAAGTAATTGCCTTCCTATCGACGTGAATCCACAACTGATTCGTGCGTTGACTGTTTAATCACAGGTTCAGCTTTAACAAAAGAGCTACAATTAAGTAGCTCTTTTTGCTATTTGTTTTTCATAAAGAATAAATAGCAAAAATCATATTCTTGGAGGAAACCGTGGCAACAATAGATAGAGCACAATTACTAACAGAGGAAAAGGTATGGTTGCCAACTGACAATGTCTTAACTGATGCCCATATGAACGCGATTAACGAAAGTGTCATCGCTAATCAAATTCCTGCTGATAACGATGTATATTTTGCTGAAGCATTATGTAAAGGTCTTAGAGCAATAGCTTTCGCTAATAAATCAAAGTTCCAAGTAGATTCCAAAGGTATAAAGAAAGAGAAAGTCGGTGATGTTGAGGTAGAGAAATTCGCATCAACAGGTTCAGATCCTTGGGGCGACTTTATTAAGTCATTAGTAGACCTTTGTCCTCTCTTTGGTTTCACAGGATTGAAGAATGCAGGCCCAACAAGTATCGGTATGCAAATCAGCCCTAGTGACGGATTCAAAATTACTGATGAAGCAAATGCTGATAGTCTTATAGATGTAGATATCACTTGCCCCAACACAGGTACTTCCTCAGTATTAAGGGATGATACAGGGTTATTAACCCTCTAGTGTAAACACACTAAAGAGACATACAACTGATATGTCCATTGAAGATAAATATTAACAGATATAGGATAATAAAATGGTTACTCGCGCATACCTTCAAGACCCAGCTTCAGATGTAATTCCAGTAACTAAAGCTGACGCTGATCTCCCAGACGGTGTATGTAAAGCCCTCCTGATTGGTTCAGCTGGTACTCTCAATGTCCAAATGCTTGGCATAGATGGTGTAGCTGTCACCAGAGCTAGTTTACCTTTAGAAGCAGGGATATACCCTTTCCAGTGCGTACAAGTACGAACAGGTGGGACAGCAGATAATATCCACGCTATTTACTAAGGGGTTTAACTATGAAATTAAATAGGATGCTATCTTTTAGACTAGGATTCTTTCCAACAAAAAATTACACTGATGGTATAGGTTTACTTTTAAACTGGATTTTGACCACAGGTTTTTGGGTTGATGATAATATTTGGCTGGATGAAGCCCTATGGAATGATGGAGTATAATAAATGGCGAAGATAACACCAGTAACCAATGGGTTACAAGGTCTAACAACTAGAACTCAGCTTAACGAGGCTATGAAAACTGTTGAGGTATCCTCTAAGTTTTCTGGCGATGGTTCTGAAGGTAGTACCTTAGATATTGATAATATTCCTTGGGGAACTCTTAACGGCACTTTGAGTAATCAGACTGACCTACAAACTGCTCTTGATGCAAAACAAATAGCATATCAAAAACAAGTTGTAGTTAACTCTATGTCTGATTTCCCAGCACCAGTGACTGGGGTTATTACCTTAGTAGCTGATACTAGATATTTAATTGCAAACGACTTAACAACAAGTGATCGTTTTGTATTACCAAATAACTGTACTCTTAAAGGGTTATCAACCAACGTATCTACTATGACTTATACTGGTACGGGAGATATGTTCACTTGGGTCAATTCTGGAATCATTTTAGAAGATTTCATTATTGTAGCAGCTTTAGGAAGGGTTATTAATGCTAGCAACACTGGACAAGTACTACGTTTTGAAAACATCGTAATCCTTGAGTGTGATCGTATAGGGATTTTCGCAGGATCATCCTCACCTAGATTTACGTTTTTCACTTGTGTTGATGCTAAAACTGATGGAATTGAGTTTAGTGGAACATTTGCTAATGTACTTTATGGTCCGAGTTTGATGGTTCTTAATGGTGGAACTATGTTTAAACTAGGTTCATCTACCTTTGATTCTTTTACTGTAAATCCTATTGATATAACTTTAGGTGTTGGTACAACATTTATTTCTGGCTTAGCTAACTCAGGTAACATTAACGTAGGTGGGACAGGACAAGTCCTTACAAGTAGATTCTCAGGCGCAGGTACAATCTTAGCAGATATAAACATCGACGATATACGTTGGGTGTTCGATAACAACGACGACATTTCTGATACTAACCCCGACTCGTTAATAGCGATAACTGATAATGCTACCGAGACTGTTATCGCTAATCCAAGTACAGACGGAACAAACGCAGTTTTAGTTACAGGGACATGGGATTTAATTCGTGAGTCTCAGTACTCTAGTACAGCTGCTGGGCGTGTAACTGCATTAGCACCGAGACCTATGGCGCAACCTGTAGATATCCAAGTGACAGCAGCAGCTGTATCAGGGACTAACAAAGTTGTGGCTATATACTTAGCTGTAGATGGAGTTGTAATCCCAGCAGCTAGGAGTGTAAACAAGGTAGGTCAAAACGATCCAAGGACTTTTAGTATTCCTTGGCAGATCAACTTCACAACAGGTAAGTTTATTGAAGTCTTCGTTGAAAACCAATCAGATGCAGTAAACATTATAGTTACTGATGCGATCATTAGAGTAAGATAAACAGTTTGTGGAGGAGCTATGTCAGTTAGTTTTAAAATGAAAAAGGTTGGAAACAGCTTACAAAAAATCACACAGCAATTCCACAAGATTGATAATGAATCGGTAGAGGTAGGACACTTTAAAGAACAAGGCACACACCCTTCGGGGTTCACCTATGCTCAACTAATGGCCTTACACCATAATGGCGGTAATCCATCGGGTAGTGCGCCTATCCCACCTAGGCCTGTCTTAGACTTACTATTCTTCAAGAATTCGAACCTCTCTGATCCAAAGTTTGCAGCTGCATTTAAAGCTTGGAGGGGGAGAACCTTAAGCGAAAGTTCTAATGGTATACTCCTAGCACAAATAGGAATTATCCTTAGGAAGAAAGAAAAGGCTATATTCGGATCATCAGCACTAGCCCCTAATGCGGTTCCTCCTAAAGACAGGAATGACCCTCTGGTAGACACTGGTGAACTTAGGTCTAAGGTCGCTTATAAGACCTCTATTAACAAACAAGTGAAGGAGGAGTAATTGCTTAAACTATTAAAGACATCAACCCTCACAATAACAAGGGATAACGGTGGTGGTTTCTGGGATGATAAGGGGCGATGGACAGAAGACGCAACCCCAATTGACTTCGATATTCTATGTAGCATCCAGCCATTCAAGTTGGGGGATATACAGAAGGTACTCCCTGAGGGTATCACAACAAACGACGCAGTTATTGTCAGAACTAAAACAAGCTTAAAGACTTCAGAGCAGATCGGAGTTAAAGAGAAGGCAGATACAACCAACCTTGATGGGTTCACGTATGAAGCCTTCTTCTCTGAGAACTGGAGTCGCTTTGGACTTTCAACCGATCACTATAAAGTCACGTTTCTCCGTAAGGATCAACCATCTGGAGGTTCCTTATGAGTCTTGATTATGATGGTATTTTAGATAAGTTTATTCTGGTTGCACAAGAAGCTTTACCTACTGAACTTTCTTTAATAGGTATTAATTCTGATCTCCCTGCGGTTATTAGGGCAAGACAAACAGGCCCTAAACCTGATTACCCTTATGTAACGATAGATGTGTTAGACACAATAGATGAGTCTGGTTGGTTAACCAATACGCATATCGACACTAACGATGACACTGTTGTCGAAACAAATAAACAACTCTTAATTAATTATAGAGTTTATGGTGGTAATGCCATCAACATAGCTAATAGTCTTTACGGATTCTTTCGATTGAATAGAGTCCTTGGAGATGTTAGAAGCACATTGGGGGGTTCTGTAGTATCTACTTCAGATATAGATCAGTTACCAATTCTATTGGCAGATGAGTTTCTGGAGTCTGCTTCCTTTAACCTAATTTTTAATATTACGGATACCTTTACTGACACCTCTGGGTCTGACGCTTTTGATAAGGTCAATTTAGATGGTGAATTATTTGATAGTGCAGGCTCACCTGTATTACCTAATATAAGTATCACTGTACCCACACCTTAACGCATAAAAGGAGAATTATCTTGGCCTTACAAGATATCGTAAACGTATCTATCTCCCTTCAAACTACAGCAGTTTCAAGGGCAGGATTTGGTACACCAATCTTTATCGGAGCACACCGTTGGTTCACAGAACGTGTACGCTCTTATACTTCAACTACAGCTGCTGCTGTTGACCTCCCCTCTGGTTCAGAAGAACTAGCGGCGATTAACTCGGCATTCTCACAGGATGTATCTCCATCCGTAGTTAAAGTTGGTCGTCGTGACGTAGACCTATTAACCTACACTCCAGACGCTGTATTAGCTGTTGGTGAAGTTTTTGAGATTACTGTAGTTGGTACTGATGATGTAGCTATTGCTGCTTCTTTCACAACTATCACAGGCTCAGAGACACCTACAGAGATTGTAACTGCACTTACCTCTGACCTATCAGCTATTGTCGGTGTTACTGTTGGTGGTACAGCTACTTTAACATTAGCTGAAGCTACTCCCGGTACGCCTTTTGCGGTTACTAAGATCACTAAGTTGACTCAAGTGGCAACAGTTACAGAAACTGCTGGTGACACGCTTACTGCGATTGAAGCTGTTGATATAGACTTCTACTTTATTGCAGCTAACGACCATACAGAGGCTTTCGTCCTTGCTATGGCAGCAGCGGTAGAAACACGTAGTAAGATCTATTTTGTCTCTACGGACGAAGCAGGAGCACTAGCTACCCTCGCAATACCTGCTACAGACATCTTAGGTAAGCTGGCAGAAAATAACCAATTCCGTACTTCAGGTTGGTTCCATCAAAATGCAGATACAACATTCCCAGAAATGGCGTTTATCTCTCTTGCTGCTCCTTCTGATCCGGGAAGTAAAGTTTGGGCTAACAACAAGATTGCAGGTGTTCCATCCTCTCGTGATGCGCTAGGTATTCCACTTACTTTCACACAACAAAGTAACTTGGATGCTCGTAACGCTAACTGGATTGCCACAGTTGGTGGTGTTGATATCTCTAGACGAGGTAAAGTAGCTGGTGATGAATGGATCGACACTATCCGTAATCGTGACTTCCTTGAAGCACGTTTAACAGAAGGTTTGCAGAACTTACTGATCAACCAACCTGTTATCCCTTACACGGATAGTGGTATTAGTACAGTACGTAGCACAGTTACTTCTGTGTTGAATCGTTCTGTATCTACTTCAACAACACCATCTATCTTGCAAGAAAATAACCCGTACACAACTGACTTCCCAAGAGCAGCTGACGTACCTTTCGCGGATAAGCAGAACAGAGAATTAAATGCCTCGTTCGTTGGCTTCCTAGCCGGTGCTATCCAAATCACTAACATCACAGGTGTTCTCACCTTTGATAACTTAGCTTAAGGGGTAAGTTTAAATGGCACTTCCTGTATATTCAAGTCGTGATGTAAGCATTGCATGGGCTGGGGTAGCCTTAGACGGTTTAGCCCCAGATACTTTTGTAACGTTCTCACGTAGCGTTGACCTAACTGATGAAGAAGTTGGTTCGGATGGTAAAGTTGCAATCTCACGTACTCCAGATAAAACTGGTAGTTGTACTTTGTCTTTCCAACAAAACTCAGAAGCTAACTTAATCCTGTCTGGTGTAATGGCAGCACAAGAGGGTAGCTCTACTTTCATCACAGGTAGTATTACGGTTGTAGATCCTTCTGGCAGTACGGTAGCTTTGCTAACCAACTGTCACATTAAGACTGCACCTGAAACTACTCTAGGTATTACCGCAACAGGCCAATCAAAAGATTGGGTATTTTTCTGTGAAGGCATGAACTTCACTTCAGCTCCAGAGGGAGTTGCTTCAAGTTCAGAAGAAGCAGCACGAATCGCCAGCGGGATTAGTACTATCTTAGGTAATATTTAAAAAGTAAAAACAAAGGGAGAAGTGTAACAGCTCTCCCTTTTTCTAATTTAGGAGGAAACTAAATATGAGCGATATCGCATCAATAGCAGCAAAAACTTTAGAACAAGCTGGGGTACACTCAGTTACAATTAAGGATAAGGCATACACAATTACCTTACTCCCTGCTACCCAATCCTTGGCAGTAGCTACTCAACTCTTTAAACTATTTCTTCCATCTCTGGGTGCGTATTTTGACTCAGCTGAAAGTGCAGATTTAGTCTTACCAGAAGACAGTAACCCCTTCACAGAGATCTGTTTACTTCTCGTGGGACAATTGGATAAGATCAGCGTCCTAGAAATTGTTACGATCCTAACACAAGGGATTAAACGTAATGGTGTTGACATTGACGTAGATGAAGAATTCAAAGGGGATCTAGCTGGATTACTCACAATCCTAGAATATATTCTGAGAGAGAATTGTGGTAATTTTTTAGCAGATTGGCTGGCGGTAAAGGGTATCACTCTCCCCTCAATGGGAACTCTGATGCAGAGTCAGGCGTAAACCACAGATCAGTCATGAAATCGATAGAGAAAACTTCTTCTCTTGAAAATAATGACTGGTTCTTTCTTAATATTCTTGCTTCAAAAAGTTGTAGAGGGGAGACCCTCCACAGCTTGATGTATCAATACTCCCTCCCAGAAATTTTAAAGTTAAAAGAGTTTGTGGAGATTATGGAAGATGTTGAACGGGCTGCCTACAAAGACCAAAAAGCAGAAAGTAAGACTAAATAAGAACAGCTACAACAAATGTATAAATAACAACAGCAGGGGATAGATTAGTGACTACACAGGTAATAAATGATTGGCTTGTAAAAGTTGGCTTCGATGACTCTGAGGTTACAAAAGGTTCTAAAAGAACTTTAGCTACAATGCAGAAAGTGGCTAAGGCTCAGAACTCAGCTTTAACCAAGCAAGAAAGGGCCGCAGCTAAAACAACTAACCACTTAAGAGCACAAAACGCTTTAGAATCTAAGCGACTACAGCTACTTAGATCCATAGACCGAGCTAAAGATTTAGGATTAAAAACTGGTGGATTCACTCAATCCCTAAGGGGTGGTAATCCTGTTAGGTTAGAGCAACGTAGGTTAGAGCTTGAAAAGCTAGTAACACAAGAGAAAAGAAAGCAGAAAGATTTAGCAGCCAGAGCTACACCACAAGGTTTGAAAGCTAGGCCAAGGCCAAAGGCTTTTGGTTTAGGTGAAACTGGTGAGCTACAAGCTACTAATAAGATAGACACAGTAGTGAGAGCAGCTGAACGGGGTTTAGGTAAAACCTCTGAAGAGTTTAAGAGAATTAATGCAGAAGCTATTAAACTAAAAAAGACTTTCTCGACTATCACTTCTAAAACTGGTTTGATCAAACTTAACAATCAAATCCTACGTTTGAGAGAAAGAACAACCGCTGCTACTTCTGCTGCCAGAAGACAGACAGGGGTTATGGAGTCTCAGAAGTCTGCTGCTAATAACTTACGAGCTAGTATTCTCCAGCTAGGTAAATCATACGCTTCGATCTTTGCTATTATCGAAGGTGGTAGAGCTTTCTTCCGAGCTGGTACAGAGATTGAATCCCTCAAGGCGACTTTCCTTGCAGCTTCAGGGAGTATAGAAGAGGCAGGACAAAACTTCGAGTTTGTTAAAGGTGCTGCAAATGATATTGGGATAAGCTTAGTAGCCGCAGGTAAAGGTTATGCTAAGATAGCGGCCTCTGCCAAAGGGGCTGGACTTGGTATGGCAGAAACCAACGAAATCTTTCTGGCTGCCGCTGAATCTTCTCGTACCTTCGGTCTAAATGCTGAAAGAACTAACTTAGTCTTCTTAGCATTTTCTCAGATCTTATCTAAGGGTAAGGTATCTCAGGAAGAATTACGTAGACAGTTAGGTGAGCAGCTTCCCGGTGTAATGACAACAGCCGCGAAAGCTATGAATGTCACCACAGGGGAATTAGAAAAAATGATTGCGGCAGGTATTCCTGCTGAAGACTTTCTTGGGAAATTCTCTAAGCAACTACGTTTGCAAGTAAGGGAGAACGGAGCACTTTCAGCTGCTCAAGGAAAGCTATTAGCTAACTTTGATAGATTTAAGAACTCACTAGTACTCTTCTCTTCAACCCTTTTTGAAATGGGTGGGATAGGTAAAAGTTCAGGTCGAGCACTTAACGCAGTTGGTAAATTAGTAAAGTCAATTACACCGTTCTTCACAGTACTCGCTAAAGGTATAAGTTTCCTTATAGACATAATCACAGGTGTGATTGATGGTGTCTCTCTTGCAATAGATATCTTTACCATGTTCACAGGCATCTTAATAGATGGTGATAGTAGTATTAAAGACTACACCAGTTCGTTAAGGATTCTTATAGGAATGTTTAAAATCCTTGGTGGGGTATTGTTGCTACCTTTTGCATTAATGACTGATATGGCTAGTATCTTTGATAGATTCAAAGATACTATTGACACTTCATCTTTTGCTAAGTTCGCATCTACTCTCGTAGGTGTTGGTCTTGAAGTACGTAGGTCAGTGCTTTTATCTGCTGGAGATATTGGTGGGGCTGAGTTTACTAATCCCTTCCTAGGTGATAAGAAGGGTTCAGAAGGTAAGACGATAAACTCTAACAATACCTTTAGTCCACAAATTACTGTACAAGGAACTGGTGACCCAGAAGCTATTACAGGTGCCTTAGATGACTGGTGGAATGATAAAATGAGGTTAGCAAACTAATGTCAATCTATTACATTATAGACGAAGACGGTGTTATCTATGCTTTAGACGCTACCACTCAAGTCGCTTATACAGAGACTGGGGTAGCTACTGATAACGTTATTGAGTCAGGGGATTCAGCCTCTGACCATTTCGTCAACAAGCCTTTGACTATTAGTTTTCAAGGTGTTATCTCTGATACGAAATCTGTATCTTCTTCGGAGATAAATTCAAAGACACCAGAAGACTATATCAACGGACTTCGAAGTCTAAAACAAAGTAAGCGTTTTGTTTCATTCTTTTATGGGGAGAAGCTAGGAAGAATAAGTAATTGTCTTATAACACAGTTACTTATTACCCAGAACCGCAGGAACGGGTCTTTTAATGGGATAGATAGTTTTTCTATCAAATGCTCATTAAAGCAAGTACGTATAGCTCAAAGAGCATTAGTTACTCCTTTCAGAGACCCTACAAAAGCAGATGACTTCCAAGACCAAGTAGACGGAAAAGCAGGTACAGAAGAAAAAGAACCAGCAACCGCTGTTGGTAGAGCACTAGCCTTAATAGAGTCTGGTGTTGAAGATGTTACTAACTAACCCTGAGGAACCGTAAGATGCCGTTAAGTTTACCTGTACCTGATGCAGCTTGGTCTAGCCAAGGTATTACCTTAGGTGGGAAAGACTACACGTTTACCTTCTCCTACAATACTAAAGATAGTCGGTGGAGGTTTGACATATCCTTAGGTGGAGTAGTAGTCATTGCTGGTGTTAAAGTAATGGAGAACCAATCCCTACTCAGTAGGTACATCCTAGAAGACTTTGATCACGGTGATATACTTTGTATGAGATTTAAGGATGATGACCTTCCTGTGGGAAGAGATAACTTGGGGTTAGGCAAACCCTACGAGCTAATTTATTTCACTAATGAAGAATTGAGTTAAGAGGTTTTAATGGAGGACGTATTTAATCGTAGATACTCTTTAACCATAGGGAGGTCTGCACAACTGATCCAAAGAACTATCCCTGCCTCCATCATTAAACCGGGTGGAGTAGAGAGTACACCTTCGCCAGCAGGAGCAGGGTTTACTCTTGCAGATGGTAGCTATAAAGACTTTCTCGTGAAGCCGGGGGGTGCTATAACACTCTCAGAATTACGTGTGACAGCAAGTGTAGAGTATACCAAAGAAGGTAAAACAAACAAACAAACAACAGTCATAACTATCTTTAATCTATCCCAAACTAATCAGCAATTTATTAGGTCTGAGGATACTGTTCTCTTCAGAGCAGGTTATGATAAGGATGGGGAAACCCCTCCGTTAGTTTTTGTAGGTCAGATTAAGAGTGTGACTACAGAGAAGAAAGGACAAGACACTATTACGAAACTTCTGTGTACCGATGCCGAAATTCCTAGGAAGAATGTTAGGATTAGTAGGCCACCTACCAGAGATGAGACTAGCGAGACAATAGCACAATGGTTTGCAGATATAGCAGCTAAAAATGGGATACCAACGGGCAACGTATTTGTTCCAATAGCTATTCCTTATCCTTCTGGACTACCTTTAGCTGGACCGTTATTTCCTCTTATGGAAGACTTCTGTGATAGAAACAACCTTAAAGCTTATGTCACTTTAGGAAGACTTTACATAGAACCAATAGATAGCATCCCAGTTAGTGAAAAGGTTGATATAGAAGCTATAAACATAAAGGGTTCTATAAGAAAAGAAGATGACTCCACAAGTAAGAGTTCATTAGATAGCGATAAACGTTCCGGTATTATCTTTAACGTTTTCCTTAATGGGAACATCACTTTGGCTACTGTAGTTAACATTAAGTTTGGAGACTATAGAGGTGAGTATGATATTTCCTCCCTAAAAGTTAAGTTGGATCTTGAAGGGAAGGATTGGGACACGATAGTTAGTTGTAAGAGGAGGTAACAATGGCATCAGTAGAATTGTCAGATATAGTGCTAAGATTGATGGAGCAGTTTGTAAAAGAACGTATGTACACATCCACTCTTGCTACAGTTTTGAATACAGATAACTTTGGAGAAGATCAAACAATAGATGTTCAACCAGATATCAATAATGTGTTTGATGATGGAGTTATTTTAGAGCTTCCCCCTATCCTTGATGTACCCGTACAGTTTCCTTCTGCTGGTGGTGGTATAATGTCTTTTCCAATTAAAAAGGGAGACACGGTACTGTTAGTATTCTCCATGCATAGTCTTGATGAATGGATGGAAGGAAAAGCAGCTGACACTGGTTCAATTACACCAGCGGATAGACGGATGTATAACCTTAATGACGCTATTGCGATTCCGGGGGTGTATACTAAACACACTAATCTCAGTCCTAACATTACCGACACTGAGTTAAAGTTTAATGAGTTATCTATAAAGCTTGAAGAAGCTGGTGATGTAAGTGTATCAAACCCTACCCACTCCCTTAAGTTAAAAGCTAACGGTGATGTACTGCATTCCAGTGGAGCTAAGATAACAGCGGCAGGGGATTTTATTACAGCGTCTGGTATCTCTTTAGATAACCATGTACATGTTGGTTCTGCAACTGCACCAGATGGCCCAGTATCAAACACAGGAGCGGCTCAATAATGGCAGTTGATATATTTTTAAACCCAGCTACGGATGATATAGATATCTCCAGCAATAAAACTATGAGGCTAACTAGTAATATTGAGGAGAGTTCAAGGCAGCAAGTTTTAATTAACCTAGCTACTTTCAAAGGTGAGTGGTTCGCTAATATCTTGTCTGGACTCCCCTACCTTAAAAACGATAATAACCCAGAACAATTGATGGGGCAGACTGAAACGTTAAACTTCGATATAGCGATTAAGGAAGGTATTTTAAGTAGGGAAAACATTACCTCCTTAGCTTCATACACTTCTGAGTTCGATAGGCAGGAACGAGTTTTCACAGTTAGCTTCACAGCCATAACAAATACAGGAGAAGTCATTACAGTTGATGATCTCTCAGTAGTAATATAGGAGGAATACCCTTGGCAGGTTTAGATGAGAATGGTCTTACGATATTAAGACTCCCAGAAGTAATCGAAGAAGTAGAAACGTCTGAGCAAACAAATATAGATCCAAACATCAACACACAAGATGATGAGTTACTGGGACAACTTAACACTATCTTTTCAGCAGCTATTGCAGAACAGTGGGCGATAGGACAAGCAGTTAACGATAACTTTAACCCACTTAAAGCAGAGGGAAAGAACTTAGATGATGTAGCAGCTATTATTGGTATTACCAGAATAGGTGCAACTAAGTCCTCTACAGATAGCCAAGAGTTTACAGGGGATGAAGGTACATCTATTCCTGTTGAGACTATCCTTGAGAACCCAAATACTACTGATAGATTTGTAACTACAACAGCGTTAATCCTTTCCATTGCGAGTGCTATCGCCGCTAACTTAAATGTGCAATCAGTTTTAGATAACACAACCTACACAGTTTTTGTTAACGCTACTCAGTATGATTTCCTTAGTGATGGCACAGCTACTGAAGGTGAAATACTTGCGGGCCTTAAAGCTGCTATAGATGCTGATGGGGCTGCAACATGGACAGCAGATGTTGTTGGTTCTGATTTAATTATCACAACCTCTGACACAAGTAACATTGCAGTTTCTGGTCTTGTTAACATGGTTGCTAATAAGGCAACAGACAATACGGATGCTTCAGCAGTTGTTACTGGTTCTATCTCTGCTACTACAAACTCAGTTGTAACTTTAATCTCAACTATCGCAGGACTAGATTCTACTACCAACACCTCTGCATATGTGGTAGGTAGAGATACTGAAACTGATGAAGAGTTCAGAATACGTATCATAACTTCCCAACAAATCTCTGGTAGATCTACTGTACCTGCTATTGAAGATGCAGTCGCTAATGTTATTGGGGTGTCTAGTACAAAAGTTTTTGAAAACAGAACTCTTATAACTGATGGCGATGGTCGTCCCGGTAAATCATTCGAGACAATTGTTTCTGGTGGTACAGATACCGATGTTTCACAAGAGATTTATGATTCTAAACCAGCAGGTATAGAAACCTTTGGTACTACTAATTCTGAAGAAGTTTTAGACTCACAAGGAGAGACAGCACTAGATAGTGATGGTGCTCCTGTGTTAATTAACTTCACAAGACCTTCCGCTATTAGTTTAGGGTTTAGAGTTAGATATACTAAGTATGATGAAGAAACTTTCCCAGCTGATGGTGATACAGCGATTAACAATGTCGTAGTCGCGTTTACAAATGCCCTTGGGGTTGATGTAGATGTTATACCGAGCCGTTATTTCGGACCTATCTATGCAGCTGTTGAAGGTATTAATTCTTTAACTGTGGAAGTGGAGCTTATTTCTAGTCCCGGTTTCCAGACTACTAAATTACCAATAGACTTCAGAGAGTTTGCATCAACTATTACAGCTAATGTTGATGTAGCGGAGGTGTAATGTGACAGAAATAGTTTTTGTAGATCAAGTTACGCAAGGGCTTGAAAGGCTTATCACTCAGTGGAAGGATAAGCCTAATGTAGTGGGGCTTCTTACCTCTTATCTTGAGAATGTTCAGGAGGTCCAAGACACATACCAACAGCTTAATGATGAACGTGGCTTAGAGACAGCAATAGGAGCACAACTTGATGTTCTAGGGATTATCATTGGTGAGTCAAGAGTTGGACGAAATGACACTGACTACCGAGTAGCTCTTAAAACTAGAATTGCTATTAATACTTCTGATGGTACAGAACCTAAAATTACTGAAGCATTAAAAATCCTTACTGGGGTTTCTAACTTCTCAGTTAGAGATAGCTACCCCGCAGCAATTCGTGTAGTTTTTGGGGTAGGTTTAGAAGAGTCTGAACTACAAGCAATTTTTGATGCTCTAGATCAGATTGTATCTGCAACGATACTCCCTGCATTAGATGCAGAGTTTGAATTAGTTTTTGATGATGGTAATACCTTAGGGGTCTCTCAAAGCCCTGACGATAACTTCAGTGTTATCACATCTATAACCTCTTAAGAAGAACAGGACATTTATGGCAAATGTAAGATTAAGTACAAGACCAGATGCCCCTACAGGTATTGATCCATCCTCTATTGTTTGGGTGGAACGAGATACTGGGGGTAGTGTTTTTGTAACAGAAAAAACCACGGTAGGTGCTTTGGTAACCCCTGAGTTTATTTCCAGAGCAGATGCTTATACTGCTATTGCTGGGGATCATATTCTTCCAGACAACTCAGCTGGTGTGTTGACTATTAATTTACTAGCAACACCTAGTACAGGAGATACTGTAATTTTCAGGCCAACCAAGGATCAGTTATATTCTGTCTTTGCATTGACCGTAGGGAGAAACGGATCAACTATTATGGGTCTTGCAGAAGATACTGTAGCTGGTTTTGATGGGGCAACTACAGAAGATAACATAGAATTTGAATTTAAATATAACGGAACAACTTGGGTTATTTCCCAAACAGCCGTTATTGGAACAACACTCTAAGAGGAGGAAAACTTATGAGTAATATTGGAGATTTTTTTGGAGGTGGTGGTGTAGGAAGCCCTGAGTGGCAGTACATTACCAAAGACCTAGGAACAGCTGGTGTTTATTCCGCAGTAGATGGCGATGATTTGCAGGTGGATACTGTAGATGCTACGGCTGTTGTAGTTGCGGTAGCACCTCATGATACTTCTTGGGTAGATGTGGCAGAGTCCACTATAGCGCAACCTAGGATAACAGCTTCAAGTGCTAATATGGGAACTGTCTCAACCACAGACGTATTCACTACGACAGATTCACAGAGCATTACGATAAGCGATTATCTGGCTACTTCTGCGTCAAATGAAGTTTTTATAGGCTTTGCAGATATTGCAGCCTCTGCGTCACCAGCAGTCGCATCAGACATTTTTTACAATATATCCGTCAGGAATAATACAAGCTTTGTATTTGTAGATGGTTCCTCGGTATATAACCACGGCGCTCAAGCTATTACAGCAGAAGTGCAATTGAGGCTCAATGGCGATGTTGTCTTTTGGATGGACGAAGAAATTGTACATACAGCAACCGGAAGAACTACAAGCCTGAGACCTTCGGTTATCATTCTTCCTATAAATGACTGGGTAGAGACTCAGCTATCTGCACGTGCAGAAGATGGCAAAACAGGTTACACAATTGAACTTCCGGTCACAGATATTGCTGCTGTAAACATGGTATTGATTGATGATTGGTCTAAGGATTTCGACGTATTTCCTATGACTATCAAAGGTCAATCCGGTGACACTGTAACAGGTGAGACTGAACTAACACTAGATACTGTAACCGAAGCTAGAGATTTTGTTTCAGCTATTGGGTCTACTGATTGGGCTATTGCAGATAAAGCGATAGTAGCAGCTCCAGAGGCTATAATCCCACCTAAACGTAGTACTGAATTCCCTAATAGGAACTTAGCAAATGCTGTCTATAATACAGGAGCAGCGAATTCGGCAGTAATAGATAGTACTACTCAGCGTGGGTCTTACTTACCTATATCGGATTCCTCTGATGATATGATCAGTATTAGGTTAAGTGATCCTGAAGCTGTCACTAGTATTCAAACATTAGTAAGGAAGAATATAGTAACATACAGTCAAGTCTGGTCTAAAACCACCATAGACGGTATTAATCATCGGAGTAACTTCCACTATGACGTAGCTGGGGGTAAGATATGGTTAGTGTTAGGCTCAAATAGTGTCGTCACCGCCTTGGTAGAAATAAATATTCTAACAGGGGCTGAAACTTCTCATGCATTTTCATCGAGTTTTAATACCCAGACTGATAACGACCCTTTTGCTGCGACACCTAACTTATACCGATTAGCAAGTGGTAACTTTATACTTCTATGGGTTAACGTTACCGCAGTTACTGCTATCCCTGAGATGCAGTATCAAGAATTCACAGCAACAGGTACGTTAGTTGGTGCTATTACTACCGTGCAAGTTAATGGAACAGATGCCTTCTTTAATGGTACTTACATTACTAAAGATAATAAGACCATGTGTGATTCTATTTATGAATCTACCCATAAGGTTGGGGCATCTAACATTAATATCTACAGAGGTGGGGGTATAATGAATGTCACCTACTCCGGAGCTACTTCCGAGCAATTAGGATCAACTAACATAGTTAGTAGCCAACAAGACACCTTAATGTTTGCTACTAAAATCATGGTCTGGGGGGAGGATACAGTGGCTATTGTAGCCGACCAAACCCCTGTAGACCCTCGTGTTTTCCAACCTGTATATGGGGTTAGGTTCTTCGACAGGACAGACTTTGATAGATGGTTAAATGAACTGGCAGATGTTTATGATATGCCACTTGGCGTAGACCTACTAAACGGATTGGTGCAATAACATGAAGAAGTTTAATTATGAAGAACGTGGTGGTATTTACGGAGCGCAGATTAAGTATCCTGATGATACTTTTGATGAGAATGGAGTCCTGATAGTAGATGGCATGTACTTGTGGGTAGCTGCCTCTCGATTAGGTAACATAGTTATTGGCTACTATAAAGGTACTTTGGAACTTGAAGACTATGTCCCAGATGTACCTCCAGTAGTCCCAGTAGCTATAACATCCCTTACAGGAGCCTTAACAGTCTCTCAGGACTTCTCAACAGCAGTAGTAACAGAGTTAACGCCCTTTACCTTTACTGCTAGCGTACCTCTAGGTGTAGACTCAACATTCTTAATGCCCATTAAGAGAATTGATACTGGCAGAACTGTTTACGTGACTGCTAACGTAGTTTCAGATGTCCTGACAGTTACAGCTTCCTTACCAACATCTGGTAAGTGGGTTTGCGGGGAAGATGAAATTAATTCCAACTTGACAGATGAAACATTTAGTTTCTCTTTCTCTGGTATTACTATCACAGCAGTCCAATAAGGCGGTTTGTAATGAAAGGTATTAAAAGGTACTTTTGGAATATCCTGATCTGGGTTACTCAAGGGCTTAACACTTTCCTTGGCGGTAATCCTGATGAGGCTACTAGCTCTCGTTGTTGGAGACTTAGGTACAAACCTTTCTGGAAACACCTTAGACGTTTAATTGATAAGTTGTTTGGAGAAGGACATTGTGAAGCTGCTTATGAAGCAGAGAAAAGAAAAGTAGAATCTTGGAAGAAGTAGTTTCCTCCTACGATGGACCGTACTGACGGGAAAGGACTCCCATAATTTACAGTATAAAGAATGACGGGAGTTATTAATGCCACCATTCGATGATTTAATAGGTTGGTTTTTTAAAGTAGCTATTGCGGGAATTATGTCTTTCCTATGGTGGGGTAAGAAAGAGGACAAGAAATTGTTAGAATCCCATTCAGAAGAAATTGTAAAACTTAGATCAACGGCTGTTACGGAAGATAAAGTGAGAGAAATTATCACTGAAGTTACCTGTACAGCTATTCATCCTATGATCGAAACCATGTCGGAAATTAAACGACTGGTAAGTGATAATAGGGAAATAACAAAGTCTCTCCAACTTAAAATGGCAGAGCAAGAAGGGTATCAAAAAGCTCTTAAAGAAATGACAGATAAGTAACAGGTGAACTATGGCGTACATACTTACTCTACTATTTATTGCACCTTTCATTGATAGGAAGGAGAGTAGGTGGTTCGTTAGTGCATACGCTTTTATATTCTTTGTTACGAGAGAACTCCACAGCATTTTTAATGTTGTAGGAGCTGATGGGTTCTTAGTAAACTCTTACGTTCAAATGGCCTGTATGTGTCTGAGCGTCTTTCTCCTTGAGGGTAAGGAAAGGGTTATCTCTGCCTTAGTCTTTCTCCTGTTTGCTACCTACAACGTTTGTGTAGCTCTCTGGTGGGGAGTTATCCCTTTGTTCTTTCATCCGTGGTTAGTCGTTGGGGTTATCATGTTACAAATGACAATAGTAACTTTCAAAGAGAGAGGTATTGTTAAAAACACACTTATGATATGCATAGCTACTATAGTAAACTTTGTGGCGATTAGGTACTAATTATGAAGAAGCCAGCTCACCAGCATTTGAGAGATTGGAGAATAGTTCAAATCGGAGTAACAGGTTTTCTATGTTACGTCCTTTACGTTCTAGTTGTATGGATGGTGGCAACACCTTTTGTAAGTTTACAAACTTGGCACTTAGCACCAATCACAATTGCATTCCCAGCCCTAGTAACTGGATTGTTCGCAATTGTTAACACTATCATGAAAAGGAATGAGAAGGAGGAATGATATGGCTTGGTACTCAACACTGTTATCCCCGTTGGTTTCAACCATTGGCGGTTACTTTAAAGATAAGCAAAAGAATAAAGCAGATAAAAGCAAGCGTAAGGATGAGTTAACACAAGCTAAGCATGAAGCTTCTGTTGAAAGAATTAAACGAGGTGATAAGGCTGAAGCGGATTATGATAGAATAGCTCAGCAAGCTAAGAAGAATACTATGATGGACGAGATCCTAATTCTTTGGACGCTTGTCATTGTAACACTACTCTTTATTCCAGCTACAGCCCCAATTGCAACAGCAGGTTTTGTAGCTTTAGGAACTGCACCAGTTTGGTTCCAGCTAATCTTTATCGGCTGCTATATCTCAACCCTTGGTTTGCGATTCTTATTCAGCGGTAGAACGCTGCTAGGTAAAGTAGTTAAGTAATTTATATCTCAGTTCCTCCTGTTGGTTGTAATGACCAACCTTGCCTCCTTAGAGAAATCTTTGGAGGCTTTTTTGTGCTTGACAGAAAGTGAAGCTCATGGTATACTAACGTTTTATCAAATAGAGTTTAAAATGAGTAAAGCTACGAGAAAAACCTACGTATACCAGATAGCACGACAAAAAGATGTAGGAGATACAACTAAGGGGTACATTGGGGTCAGCTATAGACCAATGTACAGGTTTGCTCAGCACAAGGGACATAGCCCGTGTAATTTAATACTGACCAGAAATTTCAATAAGTACGAGGACTTAGTTATGAAGATACTATTTGAGGGAACCGAGCAGGAGGCTTATAAGAAAGAGGAAGAGTTACGACCTGATCCAGCGATGGGTTGGAATATAGTACAAGGGGGTAACATACCTCCAACTCGTATGGGTGGAAAGGTTAGCGACGAGACAAAGTTAAAACAGTCTAAGGCTAAGTTGGGAAATACAAATGTTGGGGAGGGGGAGAACCACCACTTTTACGGTAAAGTAGGTAAAGACTCTGTTAGGTTCGGTACTAAAGGAGAAAAATCACCCAATCATAAAGGCTTTTGGTTGACGCCAGAAGGAAAATTTGGTTCAATGTCCTTAGCGGCAGATCATTTTGGTTTGGCTAAGTCCACAATACACTACAGATGTAAAACAAGTACCGCTTGGCAAAAGAAAGGTTGGTGCTTTTTGGATAAGGAGGAGTAAGCTATGTTAGAAGTACAAAAGTTTTTAAACAGAGAGACAGCGAACTACGGGGTAGGGGATGAGCAGCGAAAGGGGGAGCATGCACTTGCCATGCTAAAAGAAGCATACGGGATAAAAGCTAACATCTGGAAAGGGCAACTAGTTTGCTTAAACTATTGCCAGATAGAAAGCCCTAAGACTCACCCTATCACGATAGAGTCCCGTTCTTTAGTACTAGAATTTGGATCTTGGGAGGTTATTTCAAGGTCGTTCTCAAGGTTCTTTAATCTAGGAGAGATCGGTGAGGTGAATGAAGAGTGGGTTCCTTGTCCTACTAAAGGTGTGAGTCGATTCCGTACTATGACCTTCCACGAGAAGATGGATGGTTCTTTGATTGGTATCTTCACTTACAAGAACCAATTACTTTACCGTACTCGTTCTCTGATTATGCCAGAAGGGGATATCAATGGGACTGGAACTACTTGGAAGGAAGCTATTGAGTCTTGTTTACCTATCTCTTGGCGACCTCCTTACAGTAGTGCTCTTGACGTTACATTGATCTGTGAGCTTACTTGTAGGGAGAATCGTGTGGTTGTTAAGTATGATGCCAAACCTGACTTGACGTTACTGGCTATAAGAGGTCGTGATGGTAAGTATCACGATGCTGAAACAGCTACGTTTATAGCAGACCGTTATGGTTTCTCACTTCCACATACCTATAACTTTAGCACAACAGCTGACTGTTTAAGGGCTTGTAAAGAGCTACCAAACCTTGAAGAGGGTTACGTAGGTTATAACCCTGCTGGGATACCTTGTGTAAAGATTAAGAACCCAGCTTATGTAGCTGCTCATCACTTACGAGGTGAAGGCTTAAATGAGAAACGTATTCTTGATATAATCATTATGCATGAAGAGGTAGAGTACTTGACACTCTTCCCAGAAGATGAGAACATGTTCGAACCGTATACAGATGCTTATGCTGAAATGGTACAGTCTTTCTATACGTTAGAGAAGCTGATTAATGAATGGCACTTTGTTCAGATGGATCAGAAGACCTTTGCTATGTTCTTCAAGGACATGCATTACTCTGCTATGGCTTTCCAGATCAGGAAAGGTAAGACTTGGAAGCAAACGTTTGAAGGGTTGACACAACAGAAGAAACGTGATTTAATACTGAACTACAAAGGAGGATTAGAATGAAAAACAAACGAGGGTTTACCCTAATTGAACTTATGATTGTTGTTGCTGTTATGGGGATTCTGGCATCAGTGACAGTTCCAGCTTATGAAGATTATCAAGCACGTCAAAACGGCACAATGATTTCTTCTGAGAAAAGTGTTGACAACGGTATGATGCTTCAGTAAGATATACAAACTTTAAACTTAACTATTAAAATTAACTAACAAGAGGAAATATTATATGAAAAACATTACACTTCCAAAACTGATCGGCGGTGTTGCCGCTTTACTTCTTACCCTTATCGTGAGCTTGAATAGCTTTACAATCTGTGGTGTAGGTGAGGAATGCACAGCAACAGCCTTTGGTAAGGTTGTACAAGAAGATATCACGGGTTTTGAAATCATGCCTTTCTGGTATACCGTTCATACCATGAACATAAAGGATCAATCTTGGTCTTTTAATGACATGGGAGTACCAGCTAAAGATAAGTTCAAAACGTCAATGGACGTAAGCTTTAATGGTAAGTTTATGTCTGGGTTCGGTGGGGAGATTACGACTAATGTCGGTACTACGAGTCAGTTCCTCCGAACGCACGTAAACAAGCCTATGCGTTCTTGTGTTATTAAGGCGGGTACTGCTACTGACAACTCCAAGGAGTTCTTTGATGAAGCAACTCAACGGTTAATGGCACAGACAGCTAAAGAGTGTGTCAACACATACCTTGAGAACATTAAGGACACTGGTGGAGCCTTTAAGGTTACAGAAGTACGGTTCTCTGATATCCGATTAGACTCTCGTGTTGAGGCGATGATCGTCAAGACTAAAGAACGAGAAGAAGCTGAAGAACGTCAAGCATCTCAACTACGTATCAAAGACCTTGAAGCTCAAGAGGTTCAGAAAGTTGCAGCAGCTAACAAGCTAGCAGCAAAGGATAACAAAGATGCTGCGATCTCTAAAGCAGAGGGGGTTAAGGAATCTATGATTCTGGAGGCGGAAGGTAACGTCAAGTTAGCTAAGTCAATTACTCCTGCCCTTGTAGAGTATATCAAGGCTAAGAACTGGGATGGTAAACGGTCTACCCACGTCCTTGGATCAAACACTTCAATGTTCTTGAAGTAAACTAAAGAAAGGAAATAAAGGGGTTGCTTCGGCAGCCCTTTTGTGTTTATATAGAGAAAACACAGAGGAGGTTCTTATGAAAGGCTACAGAGTTATTGTAACAAGGCACTGTCAAGTTAGAGCAAAGCAAAGGTTAAGACTTTTCCTTAGACAACATGAGCTGGAGAACATAGAACGTTTCATAAGACAAGAGTTTAAAGATGCTTATAAATGTATCCAAATAAACAACGTACCCTTCTACAAAGCTAATGTAGGTTGCGAGATCTTCATTACAAAGTTTGTTAAGTTCTACTGTAAGGTGGAAGGTGAGGTCATCATTATAAAGACGATTGTAAAGAATAGAGGTGAATGGAGATATTAGTTCTTGACACTAACCTTATTTTGTGTTTATATAAACTTACTTAAACAAAACGGAGATTCAATATGAGCTGGGAAACCCCTTACACAGTAGTCTATGAAGATGATGCAATCCGCTTACTCTGCTTCCGAGAAGTTGATGGCAATCCTATAGTAATCGTACCTCCACAGGCAGGACATTCAAGTTGGATTGCTGATTACGGTAAAGGTCAAAGCCTTGTCGCAGCTGCAATGGAAACCAGCAATGCTCCTGTGTATTGTATCGATTTCAAAAGTTGCACATTTGCCAGAAAGCGTGAAGGTATTATGGACCTGCTAAGTCAAGTTGAGATTGCCATAAGCCATGCTGGTGATTGTCCAGTACACCTTATTGGTCTATGTCAAGGTGGTTGGTTGTCTACGATATTCACTGCCCTCTATCCAGAGCAAGTTGCAAGTCTTACAGTTGCTGGTGCTCCTATCGATGCTCATGCTGGCGATTGTATCCTTGCAGATGCTATTAAGAAACCTATGTGGCAATATGAGCTGGTAGTCAAAATGGGTTTAGGTTTAGTTCATGGGGAGTTTATGCTTGCCAATTGGAAAGCTCCCAATGCTCGAAAGCACTACATAGATCGTTATTTGTTCCCAAGTGAGCGTAATGAGAAATTCTACTCTTGGTACGATAAAACTTGTGATATAGCAGGCGGCTGGTATCTTTGGTGTATTCAGAACCTTTTTAAAAACAATGATCTTATTCATAATCGTATGGAGATTGATGGACAAGAAGTGAAGCTATCAAACATCGATTGCCCTGTGTATCTAATTGCAGGAGAGCGTGATGATATCTCTCCAAAAGAGCAAACATTTAATCTGGCTGATGCTGTAAGTGGTTATTCACTTAATATCTTGATTCCAAATGCAGGTCATATTGGAGTCTTCATGGGGCCTAAGTCTATGCCAGTTTGGAAGGAACACATCTTTTCTAAAATGTAGTTTACATCTAATCCCACTTGTGGTTTAATAGCTTCACTTAAACAGAACGGAGAAACAAAGTATGAAGAACACAGCAGAACAGAACACTTGCGTAGACATTTATTCAGATAAGAAACCTTTCAAGGTTGAAGCTGTAGCAGGTTCTGGTAAAACTACCACTGTTCGTATTATGGCTGAGTCAGATATGGAACGTTCAGCTTTGTACTTAGCTTTCAACAAGGCTGCTGCTGATGAAGCTGCTGAGAAGATGCCTTCTAACACAGAGTGTCGTACAACTCACTCTATCGCTTACCGTTCAATCATAGGCAGTCCTAACTCGGTACTGGGAAGTAAGCTCTCACGTCCTGCATGGAACCCTAAGAAGTATGTTAATGCTGGTGGTACTGTGAAAGAGATTAAGAACTTGGCTAAAGTTAAAGATGTACCGGGAGCTAATAAACTAGCTATCGCTCGTGTGGCTAAGCAGTCTGTAGCTTGTTTTGAAGCTTCTGCATCTAATGCTATCACTGAAGACCACATTCCTTATGTTGAGCTTCAGAAGCTACGTGATAAGGCGGCTAAACTAGATACAGCGTTCTCTGAAAAGCAGTTTATCAAAGGTGTGCTGTGTTGTGCTGAGACACTTTGGCAAGCTCGTATCGATGAAACTTCACCTGTAGTGATGAGTCATGATACTTATCTAAAGCTTTACCAACTGAGCAAGCCAGTACTCAACTACGATGTGATCTTCTTAGATGAAGCACAAGATACCTCTGATTGCGTTATCGATATTGTTATGCAGCAGATGGATCGAGGTACACAGGTTGTATGTGTTGGTGATACCTACCAGTCCATATACGGCTGGAGAGGCGCTGTAAACGCTTTAGCTAAGATAGACACCAAGAGTACCCCTTTATCTCAATCGTGGCGCTATGGCCCTGAGGTTGCGTCTGTGGCTACTTATATCCTCGATAGTAAGATGATTGTTAAGGGTTCACCACATTTAGACACAAAAGTAGGTACTGTTGATACCACCAAGCCTTATACACAGTTATTCCGTACTAACATTAAGTTGATCCAGCAAGGTATTAAGCTTATCCGTCAAGGTGTAAAGGTCCGTATGGATGTAGATGTTAAGGGCTTTGTAAAGATGCTAACTTCTTTGATCGCTCTTAAGTATGGTGACAACAAGAACGTTAAGCATGAGGACGTAGTTATACACTCTACTTGGGATGATCTTCTGGATGAGGCTGAGGTAGTTAAGGGCGAGTTAAAGCTCCTGTCAAGCCTTGTAGAGCGTGGTAATGCACAGGAAGTACTTGACATCCTTGGCGGTTATACTAAGGCTAGAAACCCTCATGTAATCCTCTCTACTGCACATAAGTCTAAGGGTATGGAATACCCTCAAGTAATCCTTGGTGATGACTTCATGGATGTATTTGATGATGAAGGTAACTTCATTGAGCCTAGTGATATGGAACGTAACCTTATGTACGTTGCTGCTACTCGTGCTATAGAGTGTTTGCAGTTGAATAAGACTGTCTCTGATATCATTGCTCATCGTAAGCGTGGTTCTGACCTATCATTTGAAGAAGATCATGATCGTTCAGATATGGATAACTTTGAATTAGAGGGATTACTTGAAATGGAAGCGTCTAGCATTGAAGAAAAGTTTGACAAGGTAGTGGGAAATCAAGTAAGATCACTTCAAACAGACTTACCTTGGAGGGCGTAATGACAACGATAGTTATAGACAGACTTAATAAAAGGTTGTACACTGACTCTAGAGTAACGATTACCCCGAAGGCTACTAAAATCTTTGGAAAGGTAATCTACAGGAAGGGTGAGGAGAGCATCAGGGATGACTGGTGTAAGGTGATGTACAGTACACGTAATAGGATTATAACAGGAAGTGGTAACGTTGCTCTGATACAGAAGTACCGAGACTACCTATTAGGTAAGCGTAAGTTCTGTCCTAAGTTAGTTGACACAACGGTATACGATATTACTTTCGCTCCTACCTTCAAAGTCATCTGTAATGATGACGGGAAGATCCACGAGTGTACTGGGGACTTCCACGTAACTGGAAGTGGGGCTGACTATGCATGTGGTGCTATTGTGGCAAGACCTTTCGCTGAAAGTAAAGATAAAGTGACTACTGCAATAAAAGCAGCTATAAAACTTGACAAGTATTCTGGGGGCGACATTGTTGAATACGATCTCTCAGGACGCTGGTACGATGAAGATAAATGTTAAAAGGAGAATAAAATATGTTACCAACACTATACGGTAAAGCAAGTAATGGAAAGATTAGGCAGTGGGTTGTCTACGTGGAAGACGATGAAGTTGTTGTCTTATCTGGGCAAGTTAATGGCAAGCAAAAGGAAGATCGCTCTACCAGTGCTCCCAAGAATATCGGTAAGTCCAATGAGACTACCGCCCACCAACAAGCATGGTTGGAAGCAGAGTCAAAGTGGAAGAAGAAACTTAAGCAAGACTATCGGGAATCTGTAGAAGATATCCCTCAGTCAACACTACCTAATCTTGCTCATAAGTATCAAGAGAAGGCTCACACTATCAACTGGAATCAAACTTGGGAACTACCTAAGCTAGATGGAGTTCGTGGTAGTAGCTTCTATAAGAACAATGGTCAGATTCTTCAGTCACGAGGTGGTGAAGAGTATCCAGTTATTCAGGAGATAGCTGATGAACTTGAAGAGTGCTTCTTTGCGGATTATCCAGATTCATTTGTTGATGGTGAGCTTTACTGTCATGGTATGTACTTGGAGGATATTACAGCCTGTGTTAAGAAGCACAATGAGGATACTAAGAAGATTGAATTTCATGTATTCGATTGGTTGCATAACCAAGATGACAATCATGGATGGTATGAGCGTTATAACAGGTACTCAAATAAACTAAGTTTGTACTACATGGGCTTAGGGGGAGACTACAACGGACGTATTAAAGGTGTTTACGCAGCCCCCTGTCCATCAGAGCAATTGATGTTAGACACTCACGCGATGTATGTTAAACAGGGTTACGAAGGTATCATCCTACGTGACCAGTTCGAGAAGTACAGCTTCGGTAACCGTACAACAGGTATCATCAAGTACAAGGTGCCAGAGTCTGAGGAGTTTGTAGTAGACTCCTTCGAGATCTCTAAGCGAGGTGAGGGTACACCTTGGTGTATGTATGTAGGTCTTGATGGTAAGCCGGGATTATTTAAAGCCCCAGTTGCTACGACTATTGAACGCCGTAAGTTCTATGCTCAGAACCCAGAGAAGTTCATTGGTAAGCATTTAACAGTTGACTTTGAGAAGCTTTCGAAGTATGGTAAACCAACTAAGCCAATTGGCAAAGCATTTAGGGAGGTAGATTTAGATGGCAACCCGAAAACATAAAAGTAATATGAAATACGAGATAGGGGATGAAGTAAACTTCTATCAGAATAAAGAGGTCCGTACAGGCACTGTCAGTTTTATTGGTAGTAGTTTTATTTCTGTTTACCCAAACACGGCAGAAGTTTCAGATGCAGCTGGTGAGCCTATACGAGAGATTGAATATGTTGTTGAGAAAGGAGATATTATATGAGTAGTTTTACAGTGAGGTTATGTGGAACCAGACAATCTTATTGCACAATGGAGTACACTCTTTTTAATGGTGGTGAAGTAAACCTACGGTTACCTGAGAATTTCCTAGGTAATCCAGAGGTGGGGTCAGTTATTGTTGACGCTTGGCTGCAAAGTTCAGATGATATTATAGCTTTGTGTATGCTCACTGATGCGTTGAAACGAGAATATCCAGTTGCCAAGTACCAACTTCTAATAAACTATATCCCCTATGCTAGGCAGGATAGAGTGTGTAATGAAGGCGAGGCTTTATCTATTAAGGTTTTTGCTAATATTATTAATACTCTAAGCTTCGATTCTGTGGCGTTAATAGACCCACATAGTGAAGTCGCAGGTGCTGTACTGGATAATGTAACTCGTGTAGTCACACAAGATGAGATTATACAAACGTCCCCTGTGTTAGCTACTAAGCTAAGCGAAAAAGGCGTCATTCTGATTTCCCCTGATGCTGGAGCTACGAAGAAGACTGAAACCGTTTCTAAAGCTTTTGGTGGTGTACCAGTAGTTCAGGGTTATAAGCAACGGGATCTAGCCACAGGAGCATTATCAGGCTTCGGTGTTAGCGATCCTGAAGGACTACTACATCAAGCTGATTGTCTAATTGTAGATGATATCTGTGATGGTGGTGGAACTTTCCTAGGGTTAGCTGCTGAACTACGTAAGGCTGGTGCTCAAACTGTTTCACTCTATGTCACTCACGGTATCTTTTCACAAGGAATTGAGAAACTACTGGACAATGGTATTGACCGTGTGTACACTACGGATTCATTCTTAAGTGGGGAACAGCATGAGCGACTTGAAGTTATCAAACTGTGAGATCAAAGACTACATCTTGCTGAAGCACGTAAGCAGAGATAGTGGTAAACTTAGAACTTATTTCATCAAGAGGAGCACTTTGGATGGGAACAGCTACGAGTTTGAAGATGGTTTCAACGAGCGGTATGCTATGCTGCTATCAGACATTGTTACGGAAGGTCATCTTGTATTCAAATGCAGGTACGACATTAACACCCTACTACTGTTAGGATTAAACATTTATTAAATAATGGTGGACACTTACTCAGTAAATCAGTATAGTGTCCTCACTAACTAATACAAAGGAGAAACACATGAGTAATTTCCCAGCCACTTTGAGTTCAGACGTCTATAAGGTATTCCACCCAGCAGCAGGTCACCCTGATATTGTGGCAACCTACGAGAACTTTACAAACCGTAGTGGACGTTTGAGTAACGTCAAAGATAATAAGGCTGTAGTCAATGTAGGTTGGCAGGCTGTTATTAAGAAGCACTTGATTGACCGTTGGAATAACACCTTCTTCAAGGTAGAGAAGTCTAAGGCTATTGCCCGTTACAAGGTGGTAACTACATCTATCCTAGGTTACGAAGTCTCTACCACTCACTTGGAGAAGCTACATGATCTTGGCTACTTGCCACTACGTGTTAAGACTTACCCCGAAGGTACTTTAGTTCCTTATAGTGTCGCTAGTGCTACATTTGAAACAACTGTATTTGGTTTTGAATGGTTGCCCGGTATGCTTGAGACTGTTATCTCTCAAGAGGTTTGGCCCATTCAGACTGCGGCTACCACCTCTCTTGCGTATCAGCGTAAGCAGAAACAGTTATTTGAAGAAACTGGTGGTCCTATGGAGCTGTTACCTTTCATGATTCACGACTTCTCAGCGCGTGGTGGCTTTGGTGAAGAAGCTTCTGCAATGTCAGGTTTTGGTCACCTAGCAGCAGGTTCAGCAGGTTCGGATACTATCGCAGCAGGTATGTTTGCTGAGGAGTACTACTGTGCTGACTGGGAGAATGAATTGATTATGGCTTCCGTCAACGCCACTGAACATAGCGTTACCTGTGGATGGTTAGAAGAAGGTGAAGCAGTATACTTCAAGCACTTGATGGAGAACGTTGCACCTGAGGGCATCCTGTCCGTTGTATCGGATACTTGGGACTTCTGGCACACTGTTACTGTAATTGCAGACGAGCTTAAAGAAGTTATCATGAACCGTAATGGTAAGCTTGTGTTCCGTCCTGATAGTGGTGACCCTGTTGATATCTTGTGTGGTACAGGAGCTGAGTTTAATTTTGAAACCTTGGAAGACGCTCTAGATGAATTTGAGGACTACCACTCTAACCAAGCAACCGAAGATTGTGAGGGTGCTTATAATATTGGCAACGAGAGCTACACTGATCTAGTTCAGGCTGACGGTAAATACTACGAGATCACTACCAAGTTTGAATATAACCGCCACGACAAGATGTACTACTTCATTGACAATTATACCTCTGGATATGGAGAACCTGTTGCAGTGGAAGTAGAAGCTACACCAGAAATGAAAGGTCTTGTAGAAGTCCTATGGGATACCTTCGGTGGTACAGTTACTGACAAAGGTTTCAAGATGCTTGACGAACACGTTGGTGCTATCTACGGTGATGCAATCACATTAGAACGTCAGGACCAGATTGGTGACCGTTTGAAGGCTAAAGGCTTCGTACCTCAGGTAGTACTTGGTGTAGGCTCTTTTAGTTTCCAGTACGTTACTCGTGATACTCACGGCTCAGCTATGAAGGCTACTAATGTGACTAAGGTAGATCATGTAGCTGCTTCTGAGACGTTTGGGGAGACCCCAACTTATGACCAACCAATCTTCAAAGATCCTAAAACGGATTCTAAGAAGAAGTCTGCTAAAGGTCTACTACGAGTAGAACGTGAAGATGGTCAGCTTGTTCAATACGACATGCAAACTCGTGAGCAAGAGAAAGAAGGCTTACTACAAGTTGTCTTTGAAGATGGTGTGCTGTACAATGAGCAAACCTTAAAAGGCATCCGAGAGCTTGTTGCAAGTCAGCTGTAAGTAAAGGAGCACCTATGAGGTTTATTCTAGTACTGGGATTACTATTATTACTTCATGGGTGCTCTACACAGTTGGAAAAGAACGATGAAGGTTGGGATAGACCTACAATTGGAGAAGGGGCTTGTCGAGTACGAGGTAAGATTTGGAAAGGTGAGCCTAAACTTAAATGCGAGTGGGCTTTTTAATAGGAGGGAGAATGTTCTTATTCTATCTAATTTTGGTGTACGTGAGAAAGACCCGCTCAGTGTATACCATGACACAGAAAGGGGTTCAGAGCCTCATTCAACGAGGAGAGACTGTTGTCTCGTGGATACCGCACTTCTTGAGGTAGTGTATGGGTCTAAAATGAAAATAAATCAGAAGAGGAGTTTGAACACGTATGATTAAAGTAGAGAGTAAAGATGGAAAGGTTTTTGACTTTACAAAAATAGATGAGGTTAAGCTATTAGACTCCTCAGTAGATATAGTAAATATCTGGTGGATTGTCTTTTGGGTTATCATCTTCTTTCCTATCGCTATTGTGTTGGCAGTACTTGGTATGAGTAGTAAGAAATATACTTGCGTAGTTAAAAGCGATGATTATAATGGAGTCCATACATTTGATAAAGTTAATTATCACCGATTAATGGTTGGGCTGTAGCTATGAGTGAAGTTGAAATGTACAAACCATTACCAGATAATCCATTACTTGTAGCACATCCTGCTGGGGATGGTAGTGTAGCAACACATCAAAGGTTTGTGGCAGGGGTTGCAAATATGGCAAAGGATGGTACAATCTTTCTAGGAGTGAGACACTTCTGTCCGTTGATGCGTCAGAACCTTGACAACTGGATAGCAGCCAAGGGTATCGATGGAGTCCCTGAGAGAGGTATGGCACAAGGTTTTGTAGACCAACATGGTACTTTCATGGATCGTAAAGAAGCTAAGCTTGTTGCTGTAGCGGCTGATCAGATTAAACGTGAGATAGACTATTGCGGCGATGAACTGTTTTCAGAACATTTACACTAAGGGGTTGTTTAATTCACGGAGTTGGTATACAATGGCTTCAACTTAACAAAGAGGACACTATTATGTTAAAACGAGAAGTTACTATTACCGTGGAAAACACATACTGCGTCTATGCCTGTATCGTCAAACCGCGTATAAAGTTTGGTTGTTCTGGTCGTTCAGTAGATGATTATGAGGATTCTATTATCGTGTTCTTAACAGAAGAAGAATGTGAGCAGATTAAACGCATCAACCCCAAAGCGGTGAAGGAGTACACAGACCTTGATTTCTTAAAACGTTTTAAGATACCTCCCGCAGCTGATCTTAATGGTAAGGCTTATGTCATGACTTTAACTAACCCTTGTAAGGATACTGTAGTTTTGGATTCCTCAGGTAACCGAGTAACTACTGACCCTGTTGGGAAGTTTGCAGTATCTTCTGTGACCTTTACCGAGGTTGATTGGGAGTCTCAAAGTCAGAAGGGAACGAGCCTACGGTTGAAAAGTGTAACAATTATGTAAGAGGAGAAAATATGACTAAATGGGATGAACGCTACTTAGATCTATGTGACTTGGTAGCATCTTGGAGTAAAGACCCTTCCAGTAAATTTGGAGCTGTCATTGTGGACAAACAAAACAGGGTAGTAGCTTTAGGCTTTAATGGTTTTGCATCAGGCTTCGAGGATACAGAAGAACGTTGGAATGATCGACAGTTTAAATATCGACATGTTATTCATGCAGAAGAACAAGCAATCTTACACGCTAAGGTTGACTTAAGTGATTGTAGGGTGTATATTCAAGCTCCACCTTGTAGCAGCTGTATGTCTAAGATTGCTCAATCTGGTATAAAGCAAGTTATTTGTCGTAGTCCCAGTGAGGATTATCTGTCCAGATGGAGTGTTGATGAGCCTATGCAAGTAGCCAAAGAGTGTGGCGTAACTGTAACAATGCTTGACTAAAGGAGAAAAGTATGATTAATGAATTTTCAGGGGGTAAGAAAATATGAAAAAGTTGTATAAGTTCTATTGGGATTGTGGTCGTATGGGGTCGCTTGATGGTATCTTCATAGCAGACGAGAAAGATGTGGCTGACCTTATTGGTAAAGAGATCAGCTTCGGTGAGGTTCTAGGGAAACACTCTGACGTCTTCGGGACACTAGATAAAGAAGATCTTGAAGTGGTTTCAGAAGACCAAGACCTTATTCAAAAGATTGAGGACATCTTGGGAGAAACATTGGGGGGATTTAACCCCTTGGATTATTATGAACCCGAAGAGGAGAATTAGATGACAATAAGTGCTAAAATTATAGCGGATTCAATCAGTAACGGTAAAAGGATTACAACATGGGAATTAGAGTATCCCCGTTTTATTCATGCAGAGCTTATGACGCATCGGTTGTTTAGCCGTAATGCTGCTAGCTCTCGTGCTATCCCTATTGACAAAACTCTTGATCAAGTTCTTAACAATGCTGCAAGCCCTGAAGAGTGGGGTTACAACCAAGCAGGTATGCAAGCTGAGAAGTCCATGTCAGGTTGGCGTGTAGTCACTGCTAAGTGGTTGTGGAAACAGGCTGCTAAGTTTGCTGTAATGGCAGCAAAGAACCTTCAAGATTTTGGCTTACATAAGCAGATTGTAAATCGTGTATTAGAACCATTCGTTCATATGAAAGTGGTAGTTACTGCTACTGAGTGGAACAACTGGTTTTACTTACGTGATCATAAAGATGCACAACCAGAGATTCGCATCCTTGCAGCTATGATGAAAGAGATCGTAACTGATGCAACACCACAAGAGCTTAAAGCTGGTGAGTGGCATTTGCCTTATGTAGCCAATGAGAGACACAGGGGGGGCTTACGAAGCAAACTAGAGGATGGAACTTTGATAACTCTAGAAGATGCTAAGAAGGTCTCATCTTCTTGTTGTGCTCAAGTAAGTTACCGAGTTCTTGACGAAAGTTTGGAGAAGGCTTTAAAGATCTATGATCAACTTGTAACTATGACTCCAGTACATGCTAGTCCTTTTGAGCATCA